AATCCTACATCTACAAATTTAGGTTTATAACCTAATTGAATAATAGGAGCCAATGTGGTTGAAAATGTACAAGCCGGAGTAATAATTTTACATCCTTTAGGTAAATTCAAAGCGGCAATAGCTAACAAACATGCTGATGAACCTGAGTTAACAAATACACCATATTTTTTACCAAATCGTTTAGCAATTTTTTCTTCAAATTCAACTGATTTAGGACCTTGTCCACCTAACCATCCTGAGCGGAGTGATTCTTCTACTGCTTTAATTTCTTCTTCTCCATAAGATTCAAACTTATAGGGAGCGTACCATATTTTTTTCATAAATTTTATTTTTATTCAGGTAAAACACCAATATAAGAAAGAGCTTCTATAAAATCACGTTCAGGGAACATTTGAAGAGTAGTCATATCCATTCTCCACTCGTAAAATTTTCCTGGTTGGTTTTTAATAGGATATTTTTCTTTTTCCTCTTCAGTAACAGGAACTGCTTTAACAGCTCCCCATCCCCATTGATCTTTAGAGGGACCATTAGCAAATATCATACCTTGGGTAGGAACATTTACTGATGAAGGCATCCAAACGTGACCATCATCATCTTTACCTAATAAATCCTTATACAATTCAGGAAGTATGGAAATTTGTTCTTCAAAAAATGTTTCACCTTCTTTCATTAATGAGTTAGTTTGAAAACCACACCCATAACAAAAATAAGTTTTAATATCTTGATTCACTTCATCAACATAGCAGGCATCTGAGCCACAATGTGCGCATACAATTAGATTATCCATTTTGTTCTACTTTTTTAAGTTTTGGCATTTCGATTTTTTTCAGTGAAGGTAGTTTTAAACTTACTTCTTTAGGAAACTCAGGGATATTATCTGTTAAAATAGTATCAATTTTTTCCTTCATTTTATCCCAACTAAAGTTGGATTTACTATAATATGCTTGGCGTTTTGCTTTGTCAGTATAGTTTTTATAATTTTCAAATACATCCTTAAGGAAGTAACCTACTTGACCATGGTCTGCTGAGAACCATTGAGAATCTTTTAATAGAAACTGATTAGCAGCGCTTTCATGTACATTTGTTAATTGACCTTGAATTAGATTTACAAAATCGGGATTCAAGAAATCCATATGTCCAGACCATCCTGTAGTAATAATTGGCTTTTTAGTCAAACTAAATTCAAGTAGTGGACGACCAAAACCTTCACCTTTAGTTAAACTAACCATAGCTTTTACTTTAGAATGATTATATAATTCATTCATTTCTACATCTGTAAATTCTCCATGTAACAAATAAACATTAGGTACATTTTTAGAGTTTACAGTTTTAAGAATTTGTTTAATCTTTTTAAGAATTTCTTCTCGGTCCATATAAGAGGCACCTACTTGAGAAGTTTTTAAGATAAGTGCTGGTTTGTTTTGTTTGTTTTTAAATACTTCATAAAATGCTTTAACTAACAAACTTACATTCTTTCTATCTTCATTAAAATCACCTGTAATCCAGTGACCTACAAACAAATATGCAAATTTTTCTTTAATTGAATCTAAATTAATAGTTTTAACTTGGTGAGATTCAATAACTTTGTAAATGTCTGTGTTTGCTCCTTCAAACAACACTTCCATAGGTTTAGATAATTCAATTGTACCTTCAAGAACATTTGTTTGTTTGTTTCTTTTTTCATATTTAGAATCTACAAATACTTTTTTAGAATGTTCTGAAGAAACAATGTTAAGATCCATTCTGTTACATCCTTCAATCCATTCAGGTGCACATAAAGTAGTTTCAATACCAGCTGTAAAACCAATATTATATTTTCCTACTGGTTGGAATTCATTAGGTACAGTTACCTGAGCCCAAATTTCTGGTTGTTTAGGAAGTTGATTATTAGGGAGTTGTAGATCTAAAAGAAATTTCCATTCTGGATTATCTTCACAAAATCCAAACGGTGTACCTCCCCAACGTTGGGAAATCAATCTTACATTATATTTATCAGATTCTACAATGGCTTTAATTAAATCTCTTGAACGAGCACCATAGCCACTATAGGTGTCAAAAGGAGAACTTATTACAAATAACGGTTTCATTAATATAACAATTTATGGTTTACAATTCTATCTTCTACTTGATTAACATTAATTAATTCATATTTTTCTCTCGGTTTCCAAGTTTCAAATAGTGTATTAAATGCTTCAATAACTCTTGATGCTTGGTGTTTTGCTGTAAATCCAGCTTCATCACCAATAGCCCATTCACGGCCAGCTAAACCTACTTCTTCACGACCTTCTTTACCTAAATTATAAACAGCCATAATTTGTTCAGCTGCATCTTCTGAGGTGCATCTATCATCCCAAATATAAGGTGTTGGTGGTGAACCAACTAATGAACGATTTGTTGGATATACTGGGAAAGCCCATTTACCGTGTTTTTTATAGGTTCCGTTATGATTTGAAGGGAAATCTGCATCAAAATCAATCCAAGTACCATCTTCAAATTCAAAACGCATTTGATCTTGCATACCACCTGTTACGTTAGCAATAATAGGTAAACCACATAACATAGCTTCCGTTAAACTTAATCCCCAACCTTCATTTGATGTTAACAAAATCTGAGCATCACAGCTGTTATACAATAAATTCATTCCATTAGCATCAAAACGATCTCCAGTATAAATTACATTGTATTGTTCTCCATTTAAAATCAATTCTTGAACTGCTGGGAGATCTGTACCGTGTTCACTTACTAATTCGGTATGAAGTACAAATGCACATTTTTTAGCTTGTTCAATAGACAATTTATCAATAAAGTATCTATAAGCTAACATCGCATCTGGAATTTGTTTGCGGCGAATATTTCTAGAGTTAAAGAACAAAACAAAATCATATTCTTTACCTTGGAATAATTTCTTTTTAAATTCTTTTAATTGTTCATCTTCTTTACTCAAAGGTTTAAAAATATCATTATTCAAACCGTGAGGAACATAACGTAAAATTCTACTTTCCGCTTTATCTCGTAATACAAGTTTATTGATGTTTACTGTTTGTTTTGAAATACCCATCAACAAATCACATGCCTCATAAAATGCTTTATTGTAGTGAGGTGCTGGATAGTCATCCCAAATGTTTAAGTAAGCAATAGGAATGTGTTTACGGATTTCATTTTCAATAGCAAACAACCATGTAAAGTAACGAGGATCAGTAATCAACATAATAGCATCAGGTTGTTCAGCTTTAATTAAGTGACGAACTAATTCTGGAGTACCGTATCCTGTAACTGGATACATAATTACTGAAGAATCATCAATACCTGCATTTACGTTTGTAGATTCTGAAAGATCTAAACGTTTACCTTCTTCTGGGTGTTTTACTGCTCCACCAATGTTTACCCAATTGAAATGATGGGAGGTGTGAATTACAATTTCTCTACCTACTGTTGCAATCCCCGAATGAACTCGGATATCGTCACAAATAAGTAAGATCTTTTTCCTTTGCTCTTTTGGCAAGTGTTCAAAACTATTATTCATGTAACTAAATTTGTTGTTTTTTTAAACGTCTAGGTTGTTGTGATTGTGAATTTTTTTTCTAAAATCGTCATCGGTAAGATACAAATGAATAGCTCGATCAGCAAGCTTTTGTAGGGAAAATTTGTATTTTACGCAAGAGATTTTAAAATTCTCAAACAACTCGCTCTGTACTTTAACAGAGGTTAGTGTCATATCTTTTTTACTCATAGCTTTTATTATTTAATTATCATATATAAATATATAAAGAGATCCTTAAGTTAATCCCTTATCGCAAAGCTCTTTATTATTTTTAAAAGGACAGAACCTACAATTATGTGCTGAAGGTTGTGGGTGATGGTTTCTGGAATTATGAGAACCATCGGCATTAAATACTTCTCCAATAAATTCATTAATAGCATTATATGCTTTATTTAATTTTACTTTACCTGAAGCTGGTTTAAATTCTTGTATTCGTGGGATTGGGAAATCACTATTTTCCCAGATTTTACGTTTTACAATAAAGAATTCTATTTCAATATCATCTACAGGAACGTTAAATTGTTGAGCAAAGAATTTCTTATAAAGAATTAATTGAAATTGTTTTACTTCATCCTTCTTTTCCTTATCACTCCAACCTTTAGTAGAAGTTTTAATATCAAGGATCTTAATCTTATTGAAAGTTTCATTGTATAATACTACGTCTAAATACCCTTTATATAAAATGTTTGGATATTGAGGATTAGGATTAACCATAAGAGGTAACTCACATCCTATTAGATGCCAACCTTTTTTTCCAAAATATCCATTTCGTCTTTTCTTTAAAAAATCTAAAATAGATAAACCATCTTCAAAAAACTCATTCATTTCAATTGAGTTACTAAAATGAGTATTATTATTTGATTTGTAATCTTTTAAATAAGTTTCTCTGAATCGTTCTTCAAAATATTCTTTTAAATCAATCCGGTCTGCTGCAGCACCACTAACCTCGTATATAGTTGTTATATAATGTTGTATTGCCTCATGTAACGCCGTCCCGAAGGTCATGTGAATCGATTGTTCAGACGTGTAATGACCGTCTCTATACTGTAAAGACCATTTGCGAGGGCAACTTTGAAACACAGAAAATTGACTATATGAAACTGCCTTTTCAAAGGCATAATTCATTTCTCGTAAAGGTTGATTTTTAATCTGCTTTACTATTTGTGGTATTTTTTTCTTTTTAGCCAAAACTTAATTGTGTACAAATAAACACTTGTCAATAAAAACAGGATTTAACTCGTGTTTCATATTTTCTACTAATGTTCCATCAGCTGCTGCCTCGTGTTTATTTATTGAATATTTTTTTATAACTTCACTTTTTGTTGCAAATTGGCCCCAATCAATATAACTGTGTTTAATTTTAGGAACAAAATGTCCATAATCTTTTTTATTATGACTATGAACATTGCTATATTTTCCTAAAATCATCTCCCAATATACGAAATTAGCTTCAGGATTCCTAATGATTTCTGAATTGATTTCTTCGAGGAGAATAGGCATAAAGTAATTATCATCATTTGTATGAATAATCCAATCACCTGTTGCTAATTGAGTACCCACTTCTCTACCGTAGTGACCCCAATAACCATATCTTACTTCTGTATTTGTATATTTGAATCTAGAATTACCTATTAGGTCTCCTAAAGCTTTTTCGTGTGAGGGATTTGGACCATCATGTACTAAAATAACTTCCCAATTAGTATAAGTTTGACACCAAATGCTTTGAAGCAAACACTTTAATAAATGTGTCTGCTCCCAGCAAGGTATAACAAAACTAAATTTTATTTTTTCCATTTACCCTTCATTACTAACTGAGCGATAATGCCGTAGTTAGAAATGTCAATAAAACTATCGATCATTGGTTCGTCTTGAACGTAATTACGACCTTTACGCTTTAACATGTTTTTTAAGCGGTTTATTTTGTCATTACAACGCAACCAAATACCAGTCAACGATAGATTAATATCTTCAGCATCTTCAAGTGGTGAACCAAGAGCAATATTACTCAAACCATAATCCATCATTTTTTGAGCAAAAAGTTCGTATTGTTCTTTTTGTGTTTCTTTAAATGCCTCAGCAAGTGTAGGATATGTTTTTTCAAAATCCGTAATTGCTTTTTGAGTTCCAGTATAATCGTAACCTGTATTTTCTGTGATCATAAAACTAAATCTTTTAATAACTTATTTATTTCTTTTTCTTGTACTCCTTGTTCAAACAAAATTGCATGAACACCTTCTTTTCGGAGAATATAAGTATATTCTTCGGCTTCTCCAAGGGAGATAGTAAAATAATTTGCAACGTGTTCTAACACAGTTTGTGGTGTTTTTTTCTTGGAGGATTTGATGTACTTCAGAAACATTTTTTTCTTTGGGATCATGGAACGGTAGGTATTATATATTAGTTTTTTTTCAGTAAGAGGAAATTTTTGCACAACATTTGTGATATCAATATATCCCTCATACATACTCAAAAACCGGTGAACCATGTAAGAATTAAACGATTCTTGTTGATCTTCGGTAAAATCTTCCCAAGATTTTTTATGGTATGTTATCTGATCAAGCCAATCAAATATTTTCATCACTGAACTCGTCTCTTAGTTCTTTAGGAAGCAATTCTACTAATACTTTACCAGTAACTACATCAAAAAAACAGGGAACAGGAATAATTCCATCTTCAGAAGTACCAGTTACAAAACGAGATACTTTACGAAGGATTACACCTTCTTGAAATACAGCATTGCCTTCAGGTGACAATACGGGGCGAGTGTTCTTAATATCAATATTAAGATTCATTTGTTGTTGTTTGCTCATTTTTATATTTTTTATAATCTAAGTAAAATCCTATTGCTACAATAATATTCATACCAAATGACATAAGGATTTCATGTATGTCTTGGTATACATTCATAGTTAAATGAACATGTCCTATCATCCAGAACGGTATGGACAAGTTACTTGATATCCAAGTTAAAAGATATACTATGAAATGTCTCACAATTTTGAGTCTGGTGTTTTAAATAAACGTTTTACTTGTTCTGAGACTGGAATTGGTGTTCCTTCATCGTCTACTCTAACAAATGTCATGTGAGTTTTTAAAACAACTTCTTCATCACCTCTAAACACATTGTATGTTCTAGCTTCTACATTAAAAGTAGCTGATGTTGTTCCTATTTTAGACATACAAGCGTATATTTTAATCAAATTACCTTCTTTAGCTGGTTTTTCGAATACACATTTATCAATAGCTACTGTGATCATATTTTTACTATGGCATTTTTCCATAGCATAAGCAGCAACAGCAGCATCAATCCAACTTAATAGTTTTCCACCAAATAAGTTTCCATGAAACCCTAAATCGAGTTTTTTAACGGGGTGAGTTGAAATTAGATCCATCATTTAAGTAGTTGTGGTTTAGCTAATTCAATCAAACGAGAAATTAAAGCCATGCAATTAATCTCTTTATCAATACGAAATTGTGATTGGTAAGAATATTCGTTTATATAAATAGCTACCATACCTTCATTGCCTGGGGCGAATTCGCTTGATGAATCATATAGAAACTTATATAACTCGTCAAAATCGCTAGAATTTGAATCGGCAATAATTTGTCGAATAGTTCTCCAGTTAGGTGATTTCTGTTGTAATTCTTTTAATACCTGATTCATATAACTATTTGAAACAAGTACTGATTTATCAATTACTATCTTATTATCCTTAACACTCATTTGAAATGTGTTAAGCATTTTACGAAGATCAGGATAAAACTGATTTACAACAATTTTTAAATTATCAATTTCGTATTCAACTTCTTCTTGTTCTAAAATACCAGCTACGTGTTTTGCAATATCAGATTTTGAAGGAGGTACAATTTTAAGTACTTGACAACGTGATTGAAGTGGATCAATAATACGTTCAACAAAATTACAAGTTAAAATAAAACGTGTTGTACGTGAAAATGTTTCAATTATATTTCGGAGCGATGCTTGAGCTTGTATAGTAAGGAAATCAGCCTCGTCCAAGATGATAACTTTGAGCGGCTTAAAAGATGCGACAGACGCGAAACCTTGTACCTTATCTCTAATAGTTTCAATACCACGCTCATCGGAAGCGTTAATATAGAGATAATCGCAATCAAGATTATTAACAATGAGCTTAGCAAGAGTAGTTTTGCCAGTGCCAGCTGGACCATAGAAAATAAAATTTTGAATGTCATTTTGATCTAGATATTGTTGGATTGTTTTTTTGATATTTTCATTTCCAACATACGAATCTAGGTTAGAACTACGATATTTCTCAACCCAAAGTGTATGTGCTTTCTTACTCGAGTTCCCCATAAATGTTATATTTCTTTGGTTCTGGTTCTTTAACTTCTACTTCATTGTTGAAGATACCATAAAGTTTTCCTTGAGCCAAATCTAAACGAAATGCTTGAGGTTTTGTAACTACGGCTTGATAATAAGCTTCTAATGCTTCTGTTAAACCATTTTGAACAGTATTAACATGCATTACTTGCCAACGATCACCAGGAGGGACACGTTGAGCAAATTCAATTAATTTTTCTTGGATTTCTGTTTTCATAACTTTATTTGTTCAATTAGGTAGGGCAGTAGGTTCTCATAACTCCAGTTTACTGTTGTAATTTCATCATGGGTTAAACCGACATACAAATAATTAGTTCCAGGTACAAAGTAAAATTCTTTGATTCTGTAGTTAACTTCTTTAATTTGTACTACTGTGCCTATGAGACCTACTGCGTCCTGCATACTACCTAAATTTAAAACATTCCTCCTATACCACCGAATCCAGGATCAGATTCTTTGGTTTCTTCGGGCTTGTCTACAACTACTGCTTCTGTCAACAAGATAGTACCTGCTACTGAAGCTGCGTTTTCAAGTGCTGTACGAGTTACTTTAGCTGGGTCAATGATACCTTCTTCGTTCATGTTAACAAACTCATCGGTTCTCAAATTATAACCAGTCCAGTAATCAGCTGTTCTAACTTCATTCATTGCATGGTAAATATACTCTTGATCAATACCAGCATTTGAAAGAATTTTCTTAAACGGAGCAGCACATGCTTTGTAAACAATATTAGCACCTACAGTCATACGTTCAATACTTTCACGAGCATGCAACAAAGCAGCCCCACCACCTGGTACGATACCTTCTTCAAGAGCAGCTTTAGTTGCTTGAAGTGCATCATCTACACGGTCTTTCTTCTCACGCATTTCAGATTCGGTAAATCCACCAACGTGTACAATTGCTACACCACCAATAAACTTAGCCAATCGTTCTTGCAACTTTTCCTTTTCATATGGTGAGGTTGATTTTTCGATTTGGGTTTGAAGTTCTTCGATACGATTAGTAATCTTATCTGAATCACCTTTACCATCAACGATAGTTGTAGTGTCTTTACCTACTGTAACTACACGAGCTTCACCAAACCATTCCCAACTGAATTTATCAAGTTTCATACCTTTTTCAGTACTGAATACTTGACCACCAGTCAAAATAGCAATGTCTTCAAGGATCAATTTACGACGGTCTCCGAAATCAGGAGCTTTAACAGCAACAACTTTCAAAATACCACGAGCTTTGTTTACAATCAAAGTAGCAAGTGCTTCACCTTCGATGTCTTCAGCAATAATCAACAATGATTTGTTTTGATTAGATACTGCTTCTAGAATAGGCAACAATTCTTTTACTTGAGTAAATTTCTTGTCAGCAATCAAAATCAAGGTATCCTGAATACTAGTAGTCATTGAATTATTATCTGTTACAAAATAAGGTGATTTGTAACCACGATCAAATTGCATACCCTCTACTGTTTCAAGATATGTTTCACCGTTTTTAGATTCTTCAATGAATACAACACCTTCACGACCTACTTTCTGCATAGCAGTAGCAATCAATTCACCTACTTCAGGGTCATTGTTTGCAGAGATAGTAGCAATTTGTTTAAGCTGGTCTTCGTTTGAAATATCTTGTTTAATTTCAGTGCGAACAGCATCAAGTACTTGCTTTACAGCAGCATCAATTTCACGCTTCAATTGAACTGCATTTCTATCATTACTCAATTCTTTAAGACCTTGAGTTACGATTTCTTGTGCCAACAAAGTTGAAGTTGTAGTACCATCACCGGCATTGTCTGCAGTTTTAATAGCTGCTTGTTTTACCAACTGCACACCCAATTCCTCGATTGGATCTTCTAGTGTAATAGATTTTGCTACTGTTACACCATCTTTTGTACTTTGAGGAATACCCCCATTTGCAATAACCACGTTGCGTCCATTAGGACCAAGGGTTGATGTTACGGCGTTTGCCAATTTATCGATACCCGAAGACAATTTCTTACGTGCATCTGGACCAAATTCGATAATTTTACTCATTTTTATTTATTTACTTTTGCTAAAACTTGATTTTCAGGACCAATCCAGTATTCATTACCTTCATATTCCAGTTTACTAAATCCCATAGTAGGTAGTACTACTATATCACCAACTTTAAGAACAGTTTCAATGTAAGCTCCTGTTACTGACCAGTAACCAGCACCTACTGCTACTACTTCTCCAAGTTTGTTTTTTTCATTTCCCAAATCGGGAACAATAATACCTCCATACGAGGTTTCTTCTGCTTCAACGGGTTTTACAATAACCGCATTATAAATTGCTTCTAGTGCCATATTTAAATTTTAACTTTAACTAATTGATTAATAAGATTTTCTGTTTGTGAATACGTTTCGAGGTAATCTTGAATCGAACCGTAATTTTGTTTATCATCCGTTTTCAAACGAGCAATTACTTTAAGACAATTTCCAAAATTACTGTAATGACCTAGTGACTTGGTATATTCTTTACCAGGTTTGTTGTCTTCAGTATACTTAGTATCTGGAGTAACAGTTTCATAGATAGTGTAACAGTACGAATCCTTACCTATAAAATAAGGTTCAATTTTGGGGTCACGAATGATTGTGAGAGATGAGAATTCTTCTTTAGCCATAACTTTTTATTTCCGTTAATATACGAACTTTTTTTAATATAACCAACCCTAAGGTTTAATTTTTTAATAACTTAATATATGATTATACATATACTACTAGATTTCTTTTGATACTAGATAGTAAATACTTTTTACTGAATCGTTTTCAAATTCTAATTTCATAATACCTTCTAAATTAATACTAATACTACCTCCTACCATATCCTTATTACAATACATAATTTCTTTAATCATATTTGAATTGTAATGTTCTTTAAAGTCATCTGGTAGCTCATTAGTTTGAGCATTGGGGATATAGAATGATACTTTATTAGCATGTTCTACATTACCACCAAATTGCATTTCAATTTGAAATTCACCATCAGCATTTTCGTGTGGTTTAATAACTACTGTTTCACTTTCAGCTAATGCTGATTTTGCTCTAACAATAGCATTAATACTTTCATTATCTAAAGGTGCTTCAATATTCCATTCACCAATATCTCCTAATTCACCGGCTTTAGGGATAATCATTGTATCCGCTAGAGCATAATTAAGAGTAAATTGATTATCAGCAATAATTAATTTAGTAATAAATTTATTAATTTTTTCATATTTCAATTCTAAATAACCACTTGTAATACCAATTAATTTATTTAATTGAGTAGTATTACTAATGGCAATAGTTGAATCTTCAAGAGGCATTCCTTTAAATTCAACACGACCAATCATATCTTTTGTAGGTGCATTAAATTTGATAACCATATTTTCATCATGGATATCCCATTTAACTGCTTCTACCATACCATTTAGGTAGTATTTTGAAATAACTGAAGTTAAATCTAGTTTATTAATCATAACTTATTCGAATATAAAGAATTTATTTATTTTTTTATTAAATACTGGCATACCCCATTTAAGGTCTTGGTATATGCCTTCTAATTTGTTTTTCATAACAGAGTCAAATAATCCATCTCTATCGATATATTTTTCGATAAATTCCATAATTTCTGGAGGATCATTATATCCATTAAAACCAATCACATCGATACGATACGGATTTTCCTTTAGGTATCCAATGTACATTTTATCTCCTATTTGAAATGTTGGGTATTTTTTATCTAATCCTTTAAAACGAAGTAGGTCATTATAGTAGATAGCTGCTTTAGTATTAATAGGACATTTTAAACCTAATTTAGAAAATATTTCACCTGCTGTAGGGCCTGAAGCGATATATTCACTCATTTTCTTTAATCCAGTAGGTTTCATAATTTGTTCCCAACCAACTGTTCTAAGTGATTCTCTAAATTCAAGGACTTGCTTATCAATACTAGCTTTAGAAGTACCAAACATAATTTCATTTAAAATATGTTCACCAAACTTTCTAAATAGTGGAGGGAAATTCGATTTCATCAAATCCAAACCCTTCATATCTAATTCATCTACAGGTACACCTTCTTTATTTACAATATGTTGAGCATATCTACGCTTACCAGCAAAGTAACCTCTATCAAGTACAACCTCTTGTTTTAATTCAAAATAATGTGGTTCGTCAGGGTACTTAACATTAAATAAGTCTTGAACTAAAATATGTAGATTATCGTTTGCTAACTTTTGTACCTCAGTAGCAACTTCAAGTACAGCTTTTACAATAGTATCTTGATCAGCATCTTTTAATTCTGGGTTACGAGATAAAATTAGATCTTTTACTTGAATAAACAATGAGTCTGTGTCTGAAGTGACAATATAATCAACATCTTTGGTATTTAGTTGTTCATTCATCCATTTATTAACAAATTTAATAGACTCTTGAGTTAATCTTTGACCAGTAAGTGTAATAGCTTTACTAATAAATTTATGTCCATCAGTGTATCTCCAACCATTAATAGCAAATACACCATAAACGTCGTTTAATTTAATTTTATACGCGTGTTGACGTTTATTATAAAACTCTCCCATAACCGGGTCTTTATCAACTTTATATGCTTTTTTCATTAACGCCTTATATTCTTGACGTTTAGCAAACCAGTCAGATAAAATTTCACATACAACACTTGATTTATCCTTACGGAATATTACTCCAGGTGCTGAGATTATTAGATTACTTTCTTCTATTAATTCTATAATATCTTTTACTTTAACTTCAGAACGAACTAATGATCTATCTCGTTTTACTTTTTCAATTTCGATTACTTTATTAGGATCCATTGCCTTTAACTCGCGCAAAGACCATTGATTATCGAATTTATCGCGGTTTACAACGCGTCCTACTAATGTTTCAATACCCATATTGAGAGAGCGAATAATTGATGGATATAACGAAGTAAAATCGAGGTCAATAACCCATTCATACAGACCAGGTACCGGATCTTTTAAATAACCTCCAGCATATTCTTCCTTAATTTCTTTAAGTGCAGGATTATATGTAGTAGGTTTATTAGGAGATACAATTCCTTTACGTTTTAGATAAGTTAAAATAGCTCCATCATTCAATACTGTTGAATAATAAATTGACTCGTAAGTTGTATGACATAAATGAGAAATTGTAACTGTTAAATCAATAAACTTAAGTGATTTTTCTAGCTCAACAATAATTTCAACGTCTCGAAGGTTATATTCAATAAATTTTTCTATATCTTCCTGGAATAGTCTGTCAAGTGATCCTTTATAGTCAATTTTACCTAATTTAACATACTTCTCTCCAATATTACCTAACGCATAACTTGGCTCTTGTTTAGTAATAAACTTTTTAAACAAGTTCATGTAATCCAAGTGATTAATACCACCTACAACTACAAATTCAGTCATTGCCCCAGCATCAAACATTACTGTAGGTTTAACTTTACGAATAGGAGATAAGTATTGGGCTAAATCTTCACTTAATACTTTAGAAATACGATAGTATAAATAAGGAATATCAAAGAATTCACTATTCCATCCTGAAATGATAGTAGGATCTAATTTAATCCATAGATCAAGAAATCCGTTAAGTAAGTCTTTTTCAGAAGCATATGGGATAACTTCTTTATTTTCTTCGATTACATCTTTAAATGATTTCTTTTCATCTAATAACAAACAGTAATATTTTTTACTATTGTTATCATATAAAGCTACAGATGTAATTTTACCTTTAGGATCCTTAATGTTTTCGGGGGTAAGTGCTCCAGCAATTTCACACTCGATATCAAGATAAACTAAATTATGATGAGTTGGAGTATCATCTGATTCGTAATAAAAATCTACTAATACTCTAGTATTTTTATCTACATCCTTTTCATAATATTTAGGATCTTTCCAATCAATCTTTTTGATGGGCGATACTCTAGTGCCATCAAGAGTTTCTAGTTCACCGTCAGGATCAGCAACATAGTGGGTTGGTTGGTAATTAAATACCTTCCAACCCCTTTTGTCATCTCTTAAATAGTACTGGTATTCCTCTCTATCGTAGTAGATGGATTGGTACATTATTCAAAAAACTGCTTAAGATTTGGTTTAAAGTAATTAATCGACTTTATGACTTTACGGTCTCTAGTACGATATACAACATACTTGTCACCAACCTGCTCCCAATGACAAAGTTCACCTTGTTCGTTGGAGCGAATTTTAACAGTTTCTTCTGCCTCTTCTTGTGTAGAACAAGCTTTTGATAAATTTGACGCCTGCACTTCCATATAAGCCGGCCAAACTTTATCCTTAAGACCATGAAGCATAGCACCGTTCCCAAGGGATACATAAGTAATGTCGCACAATGCGTCCAAAACTTCAACGATGTCTCCACGTTCGCAAGCTTGTTTATATTCTTCAAGTTCTTCGAGAACGAAGTTATATACAAACTCCCATTCAGCTCGATTGTGTGGTATGGATGGTTCATAGTTGTTGGGTTTATTCATTAAGCTGTTGAACTCTTCAACCTCGCTTACAAAGGGTACGTAATTTTGTTTATCACTCATAACTATTAAATTGAAATATGACCGTTATTAATTTTCAATGAATCAAAGAATTCTTTACGTGCTTGATTGTCGTTTTCCATAAACACACCTGATGCTTTAGTAGTTACCATTGCTGCACCTTGGTGATTAATACCTCGGCAAGATACACAGTTGTGAGTTGCTACTACAGTTACAATTACACCACGATTTGCTTCACATACTTTATCTACTGCTTGGTGAATAGCTGAAGTGAGTTGTTCTTGGATAGCACCTCGACGACCAAAATGTTCTACAATTCGGTTTAGTTTAGACAAACCAATTACTTGACCTTCATTTCCAGCTACATAACCAATATGTACTACACCACGAATTGTTTGGTGGTGATGTGAGCACATTGAAGTAAGCTGAATGTTACGTTCAATGATAATCCCATCATAACCATCTGAAGGGAATGAAGTAATTTCTGTAAAGTTGTTGTAACGACCTTTCCACAAATCATTCACATATGCTTTAGCTACACGACGAGGTGTTTCCATTGAATTAGGGTCGTTTCTCCAATCACATTTTAAGGCATCAAGAAACTGACCAAACGCTTCGGCTGCTTCTTCAATCATTTTGTCTTTTTCCCTATCGGTAAATGGGAAACCAGGTGCAACACCATTAGCATATCCAACAGGAACACACTCAATGTTTTCGTGTTTTTTACGACGCTTATTTTCGATATTTTCCATAACTTAATTTTTATATAATATATTAATCTTCTCTTGGGATTCCAAGAATATGTTTAAGATTTCGTTGGAGACCTTTTTCATTATCTAAACCATAACCTACAAGCCAGGCCTCATCATACAATTCAAATCCATAAATTAAATCAGGATGTTTTGCGCTCCAACGTTTAAATAAAGTAACTGGAGTGATTGATCGAGGATCGTATAATTTAAGATGATTAGTAAGTTCTTTCATTGTTTCTCCTGTATCGTAAATATCATCTACAAGATAAACGTCTTTTCTTGAAATATCAATTTCAATAGATTTAGTAATTTTGACTGTGCTCTGTGTGATTCCCTCGTATGATTTCGCGCGTATAAAGTCTATTTCGCATTCATCCATCCGCTTCACTAAATCCGTAAAGAACATAAATGCGCCGTTTAAAACGCATATAAACACGGGAGGAAAATCGTGTTCTTGTTTTTTAATGTTGTAGGCAATTTCGCCTACTTTGTTTTGTAATTCTAATTCAGTAAATAATACTTGTTTCATTTTATTTCATTCAATTGTTTTAAACCAACATACCTTTTTACTTTACCATTTTCAATGATAACTAGTGTTGGATAAAACTCAACACCACAAAATTTTTCTAATTGTTCTGAATCTGATGATCCTTCTGTAATATTAGAATATAAATAATCTTTTTTAGATTTTACAATTTTTTCAACAATGGGTTTTGCTGTTTGACAAGCTCCACAATGTGATGAGTTAAAAAACAAAATTACATTTTGTTTATTTTCTAAGTTTTCAACCAATAATTTTTTATTCATCTACAATTACATTTAAATTTTTCTAATTCATTTGTAGTAGGAGCTACATTTGGAAAATAGTAACAGCGTTTTGTATTTCCTATTTTAAGTTCTTTATAAAATCCTTTTGGAATAGCAGCGTTTGTAGGAACTCTTTTAGGTACTTTATCAAATTCAACTCTAATATAAACTTCAACATGAGATGTTTGGGCCCAAATACGCTCTTGTATTTCAAGCTTTTTCCAAACACCTCTGTTTAAAGATTGTTGTTGCAATGCTGAATTCATGTAATTAAAGGTTTCCCATAGCATATTTTTATTACAATTTAAAGACGCTGCAGGTGCCATATGACCTTTATCCCATTCATTATTTACATAATCAGCATTGTCTGATGTTTTAATACCAGGTTCTGTGTAAAAATCCATTCCTGCTCGTGATGCTGTTCCATCAGGACAAGCAACCGTGTACCAAATAGCTTTAGGTTGTTCTAATACCTCAGAATAGATGATTGTATAATAAGGAGTATTCCAATGAATACTATCTCTAAGAACTTGTGCAAAAGACGTTACTGATAATAGTAACGAAATAAATAATAAAATACTTTTTCTCATATGAGAATAAATATTAAACTTCGCGCTTAGTATCAAAGGCAATGATGTGTTCACGACCAGTGAAATTATAATAATTTTTAGTACACCAGTCAATTACCATAGGATAAACTCGAATCAATTCTTGGCGGTTATCTCCAGGAGGCATAATCCAAATTTTATTCTTAGGTACTTCTAATTCATCCAAGAATGATTTAATTTCATTCCATGTTTCAGGATCTTCAATTGGGTTGACTACAACTTTCATATGGTAATCAGAATGATATTCCATAGATTTTTTAATAGCATCTTTATTTAAACGTAAGCTATTATGTTTGTCAATCATCTTTTGATCTGTAACTGAACCTTGAGGTGTAAGTACTCCTAATACAGGGACTGAATTTTTAAATTTAGGACTAAAACTAATAAGACCAATAGGATGGTCAGTTTCTAAGAAATGAGATCCTTCAGTTTCAATAGTAATAATAATTCCTCTTTCATTAGCAAAGTGAGTTAATTCATTTACTAAAGCAGGATGCATTGTGGGTGAACCACCTGTAAGCATCATTTCTGTAATTTCAGGGTGTGCATCGTAAATGTTTACAATATCCTGGAAGTTAAATTTACCTTTTTCTGGGTGGATACTCGTGTACCAAGAGTCACACCATCCACCTTCACCAAAATAACAACGGTGAGTACAACCTGTAGTTCTAATTGCTACTGTTGGACGACCTGCTCTACTACCTTCTGATTGTACGCAGGTATAAAGCTCAACGATTGGGAGCTTTTTACTATAATCTTCGATTCTACCTAGTGCCATAATTATCCTTTATAAAATGCTGTATTTTTTTCATGTTCTCTAAATTCAACTTGAACTACTCTTACACGTCCATCAGTTTCTTCTTGAATAAAGTTATTTAGTTTCACCCAAAGGTAGTTTGAAAATTGTTCTGCTCCTACTGCTGGAATGATACGAAGTTGAATAATACCATCTTTCCACATTTCTTTAAATTTTTCTAAATATGGATCATCTTCAGCAACAATTGTAGTATGGTCAAACATATAATCCATCCATGCTTTAGGATTCATTCCATCAATAGTACCTTTAGCACGTTTCATACCTCCAAAATCCCAAACCCAATTACGTTCATCAAGTTCACCTTCAAACCATACTTTAAATGATACTCCATAACCATGGAGAAACTGACAATGAGTTCCATCGGCTCTCCATTGACGAAATACAGTTGAGTAACCGTCAAATACTTTTGTTGATCTAAAACTACCCATTGATAAAATTCATTACGTCGTTAAAATTTCTTGCTCCAGTAAATCTACGAACTTCTTGACCATTTTCCACGAGTATTACAGTGGGAATATTTCTAACACCATATTTTGTGATAAGGTCGGCTTCATAATCTACGTTAATTTTTTCAACATGAACTTGTTGAGATACTTGTTCCATGATAGGGCCAAGTGTTTGGCACGGTTGACACCAACTAGCCGAAAAGTAATATACTTGTTTCATAATTCTGATTCTTTGATTAATTCTGTCCCTGTTTCTCTTAACAGGTATTTTGTGTTCTCTATAAATAGTGGTTTTGCTTGTGACCAATCCCAAGAATACTCAGGGTAACCTTTTTTTAATCCTGTAAATACTTCTCCATTTTGGTTTATAATAACATACATTTCTTGGAATGGAACCGACTTTCTATAGGGTCTACGTGTCATACTAATTCTTCAACAATGCCAATAACTTCACTAAAGATAAGTACAATTGTTGCAACTACCAAATTAAATGGGATAAGTCCGTAACCTACAATTCTAACCCCTGATTTGATAAAACTTATAATTTTGTGCCATTTTTGGTTAGGCATATGTTTAAAATCTTTATCTATTTTAGATTTTTTATTATTCATTTTCTGATGTAATTCCCAATTAATTATACTTTTATTGTATTTATCGTTTTTAAAGTAAGTACCTCTACGAGCTTCGGTGATTCCATCACTCATGGCTAGCTAGTACTTTAGATACATGAGCAACTACTTTATCCCATGAAGCAATACCATCTTCATCTTCATAAGTTACAGGATCAGGACGACCTAAAGCAATAAATGCTTCTACACGTTCAACACTTGAAGCAGACATATAATCAGAGTTTCCTGAAGGGTATGGTTTATAAGATGTATTTGTACGTTTATATATTTCGTTAAAATCAAGACTTAATTGTTTACAACATTTTTCTCCATCTTGTAGAATAGTAAATTTATTTCCTTCCATATAGGGAACATAATAATTTACTAGATGTGAATCCCAATTTCCTGTTTTAAATGCTATTTCATCTGATTTTCTCCATTCATCCGTACAATCTGGGTAAATTGAATGATCTCCGCTATGTACTCCTAAAGCAATTTTAACCTCTGAATTGGTTTTGTTTGCTATACTTAAAGCTACTGCTTGAATAATTGAACTAAAGATTTTATTACGATTAGGTACAACTGTTGCCTTCATATTTTCTTCAGCATAGTGACCTTCAGGTACTTCATCTCCACCTGTTACAAGTGATGAATTAAGTAGTTGACTCAAACCATCAAGTTTAATTACTTGATATTTAATCTTACATCCACCATAACAATTGTTATCGGTACATTGAGAATTTAGATAGTTTACTAAATCTTGAGCACGCTCAAGTTCAACTCTATGTTTTTGACCATAGTCAAAAGACAGTGCTGTCACTTCATAGCCATTGGCGAGTAGATGAAGCAACAATGTGGAGCTGTCCATACCTCCACTTAGTGACAATACTGCTTGTTTATTCATATTAATATTTTTTATTAGATAATCTACGTAGAAGTTCTACGTTTTTCAAACTTAAATTAAAACGATTTTTCCAAAGTTCGTCTAAAACTTTTTTAATTTCTGCTTCCCAAACAGGATTTATTTCTTGAGTTGTTTTAGAAGGGGAGTTCATATGATTCATCTGATTCATCTTGTTTTGTTTCTTTTTTAGAAAAGTAATAATCTAACCAATCAATAGGATACATTAAAATGTCTCCTTTATATTTAGAATTTTGAACATATTTTACAGCAATTCTTACTTTTTCAGCTGATGCTGCGGCAGCTACTTGTTTTCCTAGATCACTACCAGCGGCATGCCCTAGATAATCAAACAATGATTTATATTCGGTTTGTGTGTTCATAACTTATAGATTATTAATTAAACGAAATATTTCAACATTATTATCAATAAGATCCAAATCAATATCTTCTGAAGGTAATTCTTGGAAATTATTCATATTTGCTTCTGGTTTTTCTGTTAGGCCAAAGAAATTAATAGCATTACCATCTAGTGCTGCCATAATTGGATTTGAAGTATCAATTGATTCAATACATTCAATACCTTCATACCAACCAAATTCTTGAGGTACTTGACAACCTAATAGATGTACTCGATCATTAGGCGATAAAACTCCTTGTTTATACAAAGTTGAAATTACATAAACACGACCAAGTGCTTTACCTAAATGTTTATTAGGATGAACACAAACATCATTATAGTAAGAAGCACCATACGAATATGCCATTTTCTTATAACCTAAATCTTTATATGTTTGAGTACATTCAAATGCTTCATGAAGTGTTTGTGCTTGAACTACTGCTACTGGAGTAGTGTTTTCAGGGTACTCATATTTAATCCACTGACGAGCATTTACAACACTTTGAGTTTTATTTTCCCAAACATCAGGTACAATAAATTCATTTGGTTGTAGTTCGTTTATCCAGTGCCATAAACGATTTGAATCATAAGCTTCACCCAATTCATGAAGTGAATTGTCCATTATAATATAACGTCCATCTGCTTTGGCTTGTTTAAAATAAGCCAAATATTCTTCATTTTGATCTAATAGGTGGGGTAAACAATAGTCATAATCATTAAATTCACGACTATAATCCAATAAACTAAAGGGGACTTCATGTGAAACCTTAATTCTTTTTTTCATAACGTTTAATATATTTGAAATAAATATAATTAATTCCTGGTAGGATTCCAAGACTACCTGCTAAAACTGTAAAAAGATTTGGATGCCAATGTTCACCACAAAATCCTAAACTATGTCTAATAATTTCTATCATTTTTAAAACATTTCATTTTTACGAGGACGTCCTCTCCCACGTTTTAGTTTATTTTGAACTTGTACAGGTTGTACTTTTTTAGGACGACCTCTCATGTTTTTTCTATTTTCAGCTGGGGTAGTGTGCATAAATTCACAAGCATGATTATAAAAACTCAAAATATCACCCGGCCAATTAAGAAATTTTTCTTCTAATTCTTCACGAGTAACCTTAAATGCAACTGTAAAGGCATCATACAAAGCTTCTAAACGTGCAGGTTCTTCTTTTTCAAAATCCTCCATCAATCGTTTATGACGAGCCATATCAAGTTGTAACATTTCAACTTGTTTCTGATGGTCATCGGTTTCCAGATTAATTTTGTCTAAAGCAGTATACAAAGATAATTGTGCTTGCCAGAAATATGATGATGGATTAAAATCACCATTCAAAATACGATCTTTAAGTGGTGCACGTTTACCAAGAGGTACAACTTTATCAGTATGTGTACGCCACCACATAAATTTGTTATAGTTGAGAGGTTGAAGCTTATTAATATGCTTCATAACAACCTCTCGACTGTGTTTAATACTAGTTCCTTTAAGAAAACTATACTGTGCCATATTGTGCTTCAAACTCCTTCAATTCCTGTTCCATTTGTTCCAGCTTCGCAACTAAAATAGCATGATATTGAACAGGATCAATTCGATTTGGATTTTCGGGATGATAAGCCCATACTTCACCAATAGCATTATTGATATCGATGATGTGATTGATTTTGTCGAGTTGTTGGTTTTCGAATTCTTCGTGTGTCATAACTTTTTTATTTAAATATAATAATAATTTTTTAATTTTCCAAATTTACTTGTTGTTTTAATTTAAACTGTTTGTAAACTACATCAGCATCAACCTTTACATTAGTATCGGGAAACATATGAACCATCCATTTTACAAACTCTAAACGTTCGGATGCAAGACCTCGGTTTGGAAGACTCATTTCAAACAATGCATCACTTAAGTGGCTTTGCATTAATAAACTTACTCTTACTTCCATAACCTTAAAATCCAATTTCCATTTTTAAATCAAACTCTTCTTTTTCAACCTCAGAATAAACATTCAAATTGAGGTAGGTATTATTCCAACTATTGTGGAACAAATTTTTAGCTTCTTCAGCATCCCATGCTTTACAAAACTCATACTCCTCTTGATTGAGAATTTCTTTACTCATCAACTCATTAAAACGAGCTAATTCTTGTTCTGCTTGGTAAATTTCTTCTTGATTCATCATAACCTTAATTCCTTATATGGTAAATATACAAACGAGATTTCGGGGAGCCAAATTTTTAATATGACGTTTTTTATGAATTTGAAATGACGTTAAAATGACTAATATTTATACACGTAATATTAGTTTAACCCTAAAACCAAAAACAAAATGAAAAAACTATTATTAATTGGGGTTGCGTTAGTTATGACTGCTTGTTCTTCAACTAATTTTATAGCTCATAAAGTAAGTGAGACTCCCAAAACAACCAGACAAGCATTGATTTATGAGGACCACGTTGTTATAGTTACTCGAACTAAATTAACGTTGGATGAATATAATAAAATTATAGCCGTATCAGTAACAAATAGAGAGGAGCGCAATTAAGCGCTCCTTTTTTTAAAAGTAGGTTATTGTATCCTCGTCTTTATTCTTATCTTTAAACTGTTGTAGTAAGAATTTTTTAATATTATTTAATTCTTCAGACATTTTATCTTTTTTCCACTGGAAGTCATAGTTGTTTTCTCTGTTTAGTTTTTCTAGTTCTTCTAGTGCTTTGGTAACGTCATTTAATTTGTGGGCTGTTTCTAAATCTAAATTAGCTGCTTTGGCTTCTTGTTCATCTATTACTCCATCATCATTAGTGTCGGCTTGATCAAATACTTGTTGTATTTCTTCTTCTTCAACAATTCCATCACCATCTAAATCTAGATTTACAGGTGAATTAGGATCTTCATCATAAATGTTAGGTGTTGGGTTACCGTATTCATCCCATGTTAGATCTTCTAAACCATCCATTAAAGTTGAATCCCAATCTTTTAATTCATCTTCAGTATAGATATCAGTCCCTTCATTATCTTCTATTTCGTCTTGTAAAGTATCATAAGCGTCAACTACTTTTCTCATATCCTCTACTTGTTCCTCTAGTGGATATTCTTTTTTAGGACGTAGTTGAGCAAAAGCAAAGTTAGCAGCAATTACTAAAGCAATAGCTAAAGGATCAAATACAAAGATAATTACTAAAAGTAGCCAGTTAATAATTCGGTTCATTTCAACCCCAGTTAGTTCTGAAAGGTATTTAAGTGGACCTAATTCACTAGTGGTTTCACCTTTAGTTCTAACTTCTAGAATTTGGGTTTCTAAACTAAATATAGAATCATTAGCTACATCTAGTTTATTTGTTAAAGCATCATCTGATTTATTAGCTGATTCAATTTGTTTTACAGTAGCGTTATTTGATCTAACTACTAAATTACCATTTTTATCTGTATATTGAGTAGTTGAACCTTTAGATAATGTACCTTTTAACTCAGCTAATGATTGCTTTTCTTTAAGAATATTATCTCGAGTACCCTCGTATAATTTCTTTTTAGTTTCTAATGCTTCAACTTGTTGGGTTACTAAATTATCTTTATTAGCGGTTTCTTGATACGCGGACGATAAGAAACCATAAATACCCATTGAAGTAATTAAAATTAACACAGCACATGCTACTGTAAGATAAACTTTTAAGGTTTTATTAATTTTACCCCAATATTGATAAAGTAAAGAAGCTATAACTAATTTAGCAACCTCAAGAGATGAAGCCATTATAATAACCTCTAAACTAGCCCCAGCAAAGAGTTTGCTAAGGCCGCTAACCGAATAGAAAGCGGCCGAAGCAGACACTGACAGGGCGGAGAGTGCTATTAATGCTGGAAATAATCTGTCTTTTAAATTTTTAAACATAATAATAAATATTTTTATCCATCACAAGCGACACAGTCTACAGTTCGTGAACCTAAATCACCTTTAATAACTGAGTCTGTGCGTAGGTAATATAATGTTTTGATTCCTAATTTCCAACTTTCCATATGCACCTGATTAATCCATTTTGGTGAATCAGTTGGGTCAAATGAAAGGTTAAGTGATTGAGTTTGGTCAATATAACGTTGACGAACTGCTGCTTGTTGAACTAAAGCCAACTGGTTGATTTCTGGGAATGTTAAGAAAATTTCCTTTTCATCATCAGATAAAATCTCGTGAGATAGGTTTTGTACTGAACCATTATCTGCTAAAATCTGATCCCATACTTTACTGTTATTTTTACCTTTAGATTCAAGTAATGCCTCTAATTCAGGGTTTTTAACAATAAATGTTCCTTTAGCACCATTAAATACGTAAACGTTTGCTGGTTGGGGTTCAATACCTGCTGAACAAGCATTAATACGTGAATTTGATACTGTAGGAGCAATAGCTAATAAATGAGTATTTCTCATACCTGTACCTTTACACCAAAGTGGTTCACCATACTCAACTGCTAGTTTACGAGATGCAGCCTCAGCTTGTGTTTTAATTTGGCTAAAAATAGTATGTGTCCAAGCTGTAGAAGCAATTGAGTTAAATGGTAGGTTCTTTTGTTGTAAGAACGTGTGCCAACCCATTACACCTAAACCAAGTGCACGTCCTTTTTTAGCGTGACGATGTGAGCGAATCATAGATTCTTTACCATTTGTTTTCTGGATGAATTCTTCCATTACACCATCCAGGAAATAGATTGCAGTTTCAACTACATCTGTGTTTTTCCACTCATCATACTTAGCTAAATTAAGTGAACTTAAACAGCAAATAAATGAATGTTCCTCGTCTGTATGAAGTGTAATTTCAGTACAGATATTAGTCATAGAAACATCTAAGTTATTCATTCTGTATGCTAGAGGATTGTCTTTATTGACGTTATCCTTAAACATAATGTATGGTTCACCCGTCTCTACACGTGATTTAAGTATTTCAAGCCACAATGACATAGCTTCGCTGTCGCGATCATTTAAGCGCTTCATAAACGCATCGTCAACAACTACACATTGATGAAGGTTAAGACACTGACGGTTTGGATCACCTTTAGGTCTACGAATCTGTAAAAATTCTTTGATATCAACGTGATTAATATCTAAGTTTACAGATGCTGCTCCTCTACGTACTGAACCTTGATTGGTGGCAATAATAGTTGAATCATAAATTTTAGCCCAAGGAACTACTCCTTCTGATTTTCCGTTTCCGGTAATGTTTGATCCTCTACCTCTAATTCTTGAGAGGGAGATTCCAACTCCACCTCCGTAAGAGGTAAGTCGCATGAGTTCAGCGTTTGTAAGGCCAATACCTCTGATTGAATCCGGAGTATCGATGCCAAAGCAGCTGATCGGCAATCCGCGGTCTGTTCCTGTGTTCGAGAGTACAGGGCTAGCCAATCCAATCCAGCCATTCCAAATGTATTTAAAAAATTTATTTTCTAAGTCAGGACGATTTATACGCATCGCCACAGCGTGTGCTACTCTTCTATATGCTTTTTTAGGAGTTTCACCTGGGAGTAAGTAACCTTTAGAAATAGTACTAAGAGCTACTTCATCAAAATATTCGGGATAGTCTTTTCCACGCTCCCATTGTGTATAGTCTATTGATAAATTATTGTCCATTATTTGTTAAAAAATTGATTCGTCCCAAGTTAAATGACCTTTTGAATAATTAGTTACACGATTTGCAAAGAAATCAGTATGTTGTTTACCTGCTGATAGATGATCAAACCATTTCATTCTTTCTACTGCGGTCATGTCTACATTTGAAATAATTGGTTTATATCCTAAATCACCTAATTTAGTATTTACTCTATTTTTAATAAAGTGTTCTAAATCGTATTGTGAACAACCTTCCAAATCACCAAGTTCATAAACCTTATTGATAAAATCAAGCTCAAGTTTAAGAGAAAGTAATGCTGCTTCATTAATAGCGGCTTCAAGTTCTTGAGTTTTAAGTTTTGGATTTTCTTGAACTAATGTTCTAAATAACCAACATCCAGCTTCTGAATGTAATGATTCGTCTCGGATAGACCATTCAACAATTTGGCCTACACCTTTAAGTTTATTACGCATTTTAAAACTTAATAATACTGCGAACGAAGAGAACAAATTAACGCCTTCAGTAAATGCTGAGAATATTGCTAATGATTTTGCTACTTCATGCCAATCTGTTTCACCTTGAAAACTATCTCTTACATTCATCAAATTTTCAATTTTAGCCATTGTAGCTTCATCTTCCAAAAATTCATCAAAATTATCAAGACCTAAAGTTTCGTTCAACAATGAATAAGCTTCAGCGTGGATTGTTTCAAACGCACCAAATGTTGTAGCCATCATAATAATTTCAGGTTTACGAAACCATTTTGTTACTAGTCCTGACCAATAATCATTTACAACGGTTTCGGTTTGAGCAAATCCTTTTAAAATAGAACCAATAATATTTTTTTCAGTTGCGTTTAAATTTGAATTCCAGTCTGTTAAATCCGACATCATTGGTACTTCTGTGTGAAGCCAGTGTGCTTGTTGTTGTTTAAGCCAGTAATCGGCTGCTTCTTGGTACTCAAATGGTTTGTACACTAACCGAGGTTTTATAATATTTGTCATAATTTTTAATTAGGAGTTAAGTTCAAAAAATTTATTTCGCAACTCTTTTTTATCTACAGCATCTATAGTAGAAAAAACGGGTGATTTAGAAGTTGTTGTTGTTGTTTCTTCTTCATCATCTTCAATACGTTCTGAGACTTCAAAATGACCAGTAGATGTATCTGCCTTAACATTAAAAGTCATACCATCCATACCATATCTATTTTTCATAATGTGAAATCTTCCTGTGCCGTTAACTTTATCTTGACGTTTACGTGAAAGGGATATAGCTACATCGGTAATCATGATTTTATCATAAGAACCGGCCGCTTTATCGCCTTCAATTACATCATCTTTTGCACCAGCTCGGTTTACTTGTGAAACAGACCATACAGGAATATTTAACTCGCGAGCCAAAGCTTTTGTGCTTACATAAATATCATCTATTTCGTCTTTACGCTCACGATTTGTCTTTTTAGAGCGAAGAAGATCTACATAGTCGATAATAACCAAATCTGGTTTGAAATCTTGATCAATACACTTTTTAATATGTGATTCAATAGTTGACATTGATGCTTTTCCAGGTGAATATTCTTTAATAATCAATTGGCCTTGTAAAGTTTCTACTGTTTCTTCTACTTTACCTCTATTCTTTTGTTCTGTAATTTTATTTACAGGAATATTAGTAAAGAAAGCATCATAACGACGTCCAACATAATCTTCACCTAATTCAAGTGTATAGTGAAGAACATTATAACCCATCTTAACAGCATAGCCACCTAATGCAATAAGTGTCCAAGATTTACCACCACCAGGATTACCAAAAATCAAACCAAAATCACCATTTCCTAAACCACCCTGAAGTAGCATATTAAATGATTCCCAAGGACAAGGTACTACAACTCTGTGATCTTCTCTATAACGAGATTCAACATCTTTGTTATATTCGTGACCAACATTTTTGTCTTGACCGGATTTAAGTGCGTTATCAATTAATGAACGAATTGAGTCATAGTCTCCCGCATTTAAAAAATCTACGCTTGTTAACAACGCTTTCTTAAGTTGCTGGTTTTTACAAAAATTGCTAAATTCTTCTTCAACATATTTGAGATCCTCATCTGATGCTTTATAAGCTTCGCGAAGTTGTTCTTTAATAGATACTTGAAGTACTTCGTTGTCAATTTTTTTCAATTCTACCTTCAAAACATCCATTGAAGGTGTAGTGTGGTATTTTTGGTAATACTTTAAAATTTCTTTAATAATCCAACGGTGTGCCTGATTATCAAAATATTCTTCACTAATAACATCGTGGATGTTAAGCAAAAACTCTTTGTGTGTTAAAAGTGAAGATAAGACTTTAATTTGAAAGCCAATACCGTACTGCGAAAGATTACTTAATGTCATATAACTTATTTTCTAAAACTATTTAATACTTTAAATGTGTCATTAATCCAAAACTCAACATTCTTGATTAAATGACCTAAACCATCATCGTGGTAAAATCGTAAAAAAGCTTCAGTATTCAAAACTAAAGTATCATCTTCAGCAAATTCCCTCAAAAACTCTTTATCATCATCATCCAATAAAGGTTTTTTTAAGTTCATAATTTTGTAATTTTGTTCTAATCTATCGCGTTCAAAAGCGATGCGAGAATAAATAACATGTTCTTTATACTTAGCTTCTGATATACTAAAAATGTCATCTAATGTTAATATATCAGTAGATAATTCAGGGAATTTCTTGAATAAACCTTTAGCTCCTAACCCTTTTACACCTGCTACTTTATCTGAATTGTCTCCAAGTAGCATTTTATACAAAATAAAGTTTTCGGCCAATACACCGAATTTTTCTTTAACAGTATCTTTAGTATAATATTCTTTTTCGATTGGACGATACACAATAACATCGTCATTTACCAGTTGTATAAAGTCTTTATCCGATGATACTATAAAAACCTTGGAACCATGTGTTGAAGGGAGATAATCGCTATAATACGCTATAATATCGTCTGCTTCTGCTTTATCAATTGCAACCGTTTTAACAGGTAAACACTTTAAATAATGAGCAATACGAACTATTTGATTAATCTTAGCATCATCTTCATCCTCTAAATCCTCAAATACTTCCCAGTTTGTAATTCTGTGTTGATTACGACCTGATTTGTACTCGGGGAGTAGGTTCTTCCTATTTGTGGAAGAACCAATCCCGTCGAATACTACAAACACAGATGTAGGTTGGATTTGATTAATTAAAGATCCTAATGAGCGAATAAAACCACCTAAACCACCCACGTGTACTCCTTGAGGGTTTACTATATTCATCATGGCAAAATTTCTAAAAAACAAATTTAAACCATCAATTAAAAGTACACGATCGTAACGATTTGAGGAGACTGTTTCCTGCTCCTCAAGATTATCAAGGAGTTTAAGCAATTCTTTTCTTTTCATATTAATCTGGTTCTTGTGTAAAGATATTTTCAGGTTCAAAATTGTCTTGTTCCTCAAAAATATCGAAATCCATACCTCCAAGTACTTTCATCCATTCTGATGCGTGTGCATCTTTATATGATTTAAGTTCCTTATCAGTATCGTTAATGAATCCGTGTGGAGTCATAATAATTTTTCCTCTTGATTGAACACCATTAATGTGGTTTTTATCAATCTGGATGTTTGTACGTTTAGCAAATTCAACTTGCTTACCATCTTTAATCGCTTTGATTTTAGATGTACCTGCATTTGAAATATTACCAAATGTTACTACGAACGTAGCATCAAACCACATTGCAAATCCACCTTTGTTCATCAACTTAGGTTGACCCATAGGTACTTCTGCTTTTGCAGTCCACACTTTATTAACACATACTAGTGTATTAGTGTGTGGTGATGATTCTTTACGTGATAATGTAATTTTCTGGTTAACATTGTTACCAAATTGGGTTGACATTGCTCCAGCATTCCATTCGTTGTTATTTTTGTTTGATTTAACAGACATTTCACAAGGAATTGAACCAATTGAATCCCAAAGGAACAATAGATCATAAGGTAGATTACCTTTTTTCTGTTCGTCTAACAAATCTAAAACAAATGCTGCTACGTCTTCAATAGTGTGTAGAGTTTCACGGTCAACATAAATGAAATTACCTTCGTAATTTAAAATTTCACCTGTTTCTTCGTCTACAATCTCATTTACATGAAGACCCATTTGGACAGCATGTTCCCAATTCCATTTCATCTCAGTTACAATGAACACAGGTAAAACGCCCATTTTTTGGGCTGAAACCGCTGCTTCAATCATAGCGGTTGTTTTACCTGTATCACTGTGTCCGCGAAGAAGTACAATGTGGCCCATTGGAATCCCTGGTACTGATGTTACCTCCTGGAAGGCAGGACTCAGTGGAATCCATTTTTGCTCTTTAAACTTTACATTTGAGTTAAGCATTTTTTTCTCCTTAAACTTAGTCAAATCAAATTTAGATCTAAGTTCAGAGGATAGAGCAGCCGTTAGCGATTCGCTTTTTTTACTTCTTGCCATGTGTGTTTAAATTAGAAAGGTAAGTCGTTATCTTCTTCGTCGAACAAAGCATCAAACTTATCTGCCTTACTTACTTTTTCAGCCGCAGGGGTCTTAAGTGAATAAGCTTTAGCAGGTTTTTCTACAACTTCTTCCTTTTCATCATCGATAATATCACCTTCAGAATATTCGTCTTCAGGAGACAACCATTCTTGGAGAGCTGTCTTCATTTCATCATATGGATATTTTTTAAATACTTCCATAGGATTAGGTTGATTTGAAAGCAATGCTTCAATAGTTGCTTTATCATCGGCCAACAAAGTTTCTTTAACTTTAGGCATGATAGTGGTTTTGTTGTAGTTTGTACCTGTTACCTCAGGACCTACAGTGGTCAATGTAATATCACGACCATTCATTACGTCGGTAAAATCACCAACATCTTCGTTGTCAGCAAGGTTCAAGAAATCCATATACAATTCCTTACCAAACTGCCACAATTTTACTCCTTCGCTTTCTTCACCGCGAACTACAATAGGAACAAAGATACGCATTTTTGGATCAAGCTTTTTAGCCATACGCCAGTTTTCCTTGTCACTAGTACTACGCAATTGTTTTGCAAATTCTACGATTGGGTCTTTTTCACCCCAATTGATTGGAGATACCATAGTATTTTTTCCAATACCATAATGGAAATACATTTCGGTAAATGGGTTTTTCTTGTTGTACTTAGATGGTACAACTCGAACTACTTGCTTACCTACTGAGGGTTTCCAAAAGACAGATTTTTTCTCTCCGCTGCCTTTACCAGATTGCTTTGACTGCATTGAAGACAGTCGATTTCGCATTTCATTTAAGTCCATAACTAATCAAATTTTGTTTGTGATATTAATATAATAACTATTTGGTGCTTTACCAAATTAAAGTTCAACAATTTTGTAAACTTTTGTGTTTAATTGTCTTAATTCATTTGTGTTAGTCAACAAAATACAATTCTTGTAATGTTGCCAATTCACTCTAAATGCTGGATCTACTACACCACCATTTAATGATTTAATCAATGTGTTAAGAGCGTTAATTGTGTATAACGTATTCGTTTCTTTTTTTCTATGTACTAGGATTGTGTTGTGAGGGATATTATCTACATTGCCCTGGTCTACATTATAAGTAATAACATATTCGCCTGTGCTTTTAACAAATAACACAAACATTTTATTATACATTATAGTGTATGCATCCGCGATGCTGTTTACCATATCATCAAGGACATCCTCTGCAACAAACGTACAAAATAACTTGTTGTTCAAATCTTTAATATTTAATTGAGTTTTCTCCCAATAAATATCGTAATGATTATTTAAAGTCATAACTGCTTCCATGCTTAACCTTTATTTGTAATTCTTTATTTTTAAAAATATCTTTTATTTCCTCAATTAAATTTTCACTCGCGTCGTAATCGAATAAAAAACTATCGTACGTATATAATACTAACTTAGTATTTTTGCCTCTTAACAACTTATGTATTTCCATTAATATACAAACATTAGTTGCCGTTTCCAAGTTTTGTAAAATATAATTAAACAACTTTTGCGGATTCATATTATCCAGCTCACTCTTTTTAAAGCAATAACTTGAATTTGGCACAATAACTTGTCCCGAGTTATTAAACTCTTTCCAGTTATCATCAATAAATTTACTTACTTTTTGAAAAAATTCAAGGTGCGCATACTCTTTAAAAACGCCTCCGTATAGCTGCTTAAACGTGAGCTCTTTGGCTTCTTGATAACTCGTTCCGTAGAGGTCCGCGAAGACTTGGTGTACATCCTGTCCACTAAAATCCACGGCAACCAAACGAGCAGCAAGATGAGGGTGGTATGCACTAATATCAAGCTCCACAAACTCATGACTCGATATGAAGCTCCCCCTTGCGCCATTATCTTTATTTAGTGCGGCAAAATTGATGCCATTAAAAGAGTTGCTTGGTCTACGTGTTGTTGTAAAAAGATTGTAACTGGTGAAAACTTTACCATCTGCAATTGAATGCTGTTTGATAGTTGGTTTAAAGTGTTGATCAAAAACTGTTTCATCTATGTTTATTCCGTTTTTCTCGATTCCAAAGAATGAGAGTGTGGTTTTGTTGTTGTAAAAATCAAAATACGCGGGTAAATCCTTTGTAAAATGTGGTTTTACTTTATTATAAATATGTTCACATACCTCGTAATGCTTAACTACCGGCACAAGTTTGTTGGTTTTTTGATAATCCGGATATTTGTTATTAAAGTATGTGTGGGTTGGTGTTTGGTCTTGTATATACGGAGGAGTGAGTATGTTTACGTCGCGCAGGCCCTTAATTTGAAAATAATATAATGCGTTTTTCTTATCGCGTACCCACAACCATTCTATTCCTTGTAGCAACGCGTTTATTAGCGTCTTATTAATACTTAAAGTCTCGCTATGGTCAATACATAACATAAATCCTTTTGTTTCTATAGACGGTCTAAAATAAACTAAGGATACATCATTTAAAGCAGGATGTACTTTATCGTGTAGCGGAATAATTTCTATAAATGCTTCTTTATATTCCCTACTAATTAAATAATTAATCTGCTCTTCCGTCTCTATTAACCAAAACATTTAATATAACCTTTTTACTTATAGTATTTAAGGTAATCAAGTTTTAGGTATTCTCCAAATTTAGGTAAACGATTTCTTTTTTCAGCTAATTCTACTATGTTTCTATTTGTTTTAGCTACTTGTTCTTTATCTCCCGTTAATACCCAAGTTATAGTAAATGGTTCATAAAGTGAAAATTCAATTTGGGGATCTTTAGCTTCTAATTTAGCAAACTGATCTTGGTTTATTTCGATATAAACAATACCATTTGTTTTTTTAACGAAGTATCTTTGAAATTCTCCGTTTTGATAGTCTTGTGATGTTGGTTGTACTGGGGAATAATATGGTAATAGTTTAACAGGAGGGTTAAATATGTTTATATTTTTTAAAGTGGCATAATTTAATACTGATGTATAATTTGAAAAAGATACTGTATCTAATGCTCCTGGGTTATCTGAGGATAAAATAGTAGCTGTTACATTCGGGTTTATTGGTAATGTAAAGGTTTCAGATACTACTTGTTCAACCTTGATTAATTTTTGATTAGGTCTATCATTAGGAGTTTTTCCAGTATATGCTATTCCGGTACTTGTTAAGTAATAATATCCCGAGTATGGAGATTTTGTTAATTCAATAACATACTCATCCCCATTGGTGTATAAATTAGTTTTTATTTGGGATTTAGGATAATACATTTTATGCTATTGTATAAGTTGTTAACTGTCCTTTCTTTGCTTGAGCTATAAATGTAGCAATTCTTGTACTTTCAACTTTACCACCTATTCTAATATGGAAGTGACCTGCAGTTGATTTGGATGATGGGTAATCATATTCATTAATAAAACTAACTATTTTATTTTGATTACCAGCGGCAAATCCACCTAATATTTTATCAACTGCATTTTTATTAGCTGTTGTTAAAGGTGAAATTGTAAAATCTAATCCTTGACCTAATGTGTGGGAAGATTTATAAGATAATCTCTGGTGGTAAGCATCATTACCTCCAGTTACTGTAATTGTTAAACTTGGAATTTGTCTTTTAATTTCTCTAAATACTGAAGCTGCATAATCTACTAGATCACTTGAAATGTCTCCACCATTAGACAATTCTCTACCTTTTTCAAGGTATCCTAAACTTGTTAAGATTGTTCTTAATCTATCAGCGTTTGGTGTTCCGGCTGTTGATTGGGTTGTTCCTCTAGTATCTTCACGTTGTGATGCTGCAGCCACAGGACTACTTCCTTCTATTGAACCAAATGGATTCTTAGGAATAGCAAATGATTCAATTTGAGTTACCCATTCATTTCCAGAAATAGTATGATTAATACTACGAATAATAAATTCTAGAGCGGTTGGATAGTTTGAAGGTAAATATGAAGTATCAATAGTAAACTTTTGATAAATTTTCATACCCGAAAGTCCATCCATTGTTAAGGATAAGTCAAATGGTAAAAATCCACTGTTTGGAGAAGCAGCAAATTTATTTGTTTTAGTTGCATTTATAGTTTGTGATGCTTGGTCATACTCATAGAATGTACGAGCAGCACTATTAAAAGCATCAACGGCTATTGTATTAAAGGTAGGAGCACCTCCATTCAAAGATCCTAATTCTCTTAAATATGTGTTGAATGCAAAAATTTGATCTTGATATTCTTTTTGTAAAGATTCAGCTGTGTATTCTTGGTTTTTCTGTGCGGTTGAAGCATAGATAGTAGATTTAAATCTATCTTTTAATCCACTGTTCATTCGAGATAATGCTGTAGCATCTTGTCCTACAACATATCCGTTTGCTTGTGCTCCTACAGTTAACATAGTAGCTAAATTAGGAGATATTGTAGTTGTAAAATTTATATCTCGAATAAATCCACTATGTGAATCACCTTTTCTATCGTAATAACCATAAACATCAAATACTACTAAATCATTATTACTTAAAAATGATTCTTTTTCAGGTATTACGGTTTGGTCAATTAATTTGATTTCATTTAAATCAGGATCAACAACAAATTCTAATTGATTAAAATATCCTGTTGATTGGTTCCAACCATATGCTATAGAATTTAGAAAATCTAATAAACCTACTTTACCTGTTGATGAGTTTATTAAACTTTGCATTTTATACAAAATGAACACCATATTAAAATAAGCATTCATTATATAACCATACTTGTTTTTTAATCCTTTAGGTTCAGTAACAAAAAAATCATCACATACACCTGCAAATTCTACTTTATCTCCATTACTAAACGTAAAACCACGTTTAAACAATAAAACTCGAGGATCAGTACTAGTTTGTCTGTCTAAACAATAAATTATATTATCTTTAACTCTATTATTTATTTTAAGTAATTTTACTTCAGGATCTTCTATATATGGAATTACATTAGTTTGAATCCATCCTAATAAAGTTGCTAACTTAACATAGTATTGGTTTCCAACAACCCCTCCAGTATAAGATTGTTTGAAAAAAGTAACTGATGGGGTAGCTTTATCATCGTATCCACTAAAAATAGGACTATCAATTTTATCTTGTTCTATTAAAAAAGATTGACCAGCATTATTTCCTGGTTTAGGTGATAAGAGTTGTTGGTTTTTAAATAACCAAGTTCCTAATGAATGTACATTAGCTTGAGCTCTAATAAATTGTTGAGCTGAAGATTCTTCACCTACTGGTTTGGGGGTATTAACTACTGGTTTACCTGGGAGTATAATATTAGTTGTAAGAGATTCAATTACATCTCCCATACTTCTTAGGATAAGAGTTATATCATAACTTCCGTCTCTATTAAACGTCCAGTTAAAATTAACTACTTTACCTACAACAGCATCGTAATTACCATTAGATGCTAATATTTTTTCTCTAATTTTTTGAGGAAAATTTTCGTATTTTATTTTTCCTAAAAGGAAATCATCTGCTAGACTGTGAGGGTTGTCATTAATGTAATTTTCATTATTGTCAAAATAAGAACTATTGCCCCATTCTAATAACATAGTAAATCCTAATCGAAGATATAATAAATCAATTATATCAAATTGTTCTCTACTGTGAGCTTTGATATTAATAGTAGAAGTTCTTAAAGAACCTCGGTTTTCACTTTTAGTTGATGCTTGAATAATACCAGGCATTGGTCTTAAACCAAACTCATTACCCCCTAAACCGTAAGCATAATCATTATAATTACCAGTCCCTGGCCACACACCTGATCTTTGTACTATTTCACTGCTTACAAAGTTTTTATCATTATCTAAGGTGATGTTGTTTTTTGAAGTACCATTAAACAATACAAATTGAGAAGCAAATTCAAATGAATTAGCTCCCGGTTGTACTTTTATACCTCTAAGATTAGGATCATTAACATTTTCAATATCAACAGAAGAAATTAATTTACACCAACCTGTTCTAGCATTTAAATATGAAAGTTGTTCATTATTTCTATTTTTAGAACCATAAATTTTTTGACGGACTTTTATTTGATCTATTATTTTTGGATCAAAACCTTCTCCTATTATATTACTCATATTTTAGGCATTTAATATGTTAAAATCTCTTACAACATTTGCGTAAGTTGAGGGGATTCTAATCTGTAATCCTTCAGGGATTACTAATGTACTTTGATTAAGTTTATCGGAATTTGCTATTGAAATAACCCACCATAACGAGCTATTACTATAATACTGTTGAGCTAAGGTATCAAATCTATCTCCCTGAACAGTATAAACATAAATATCATTTACTGATAGAGGTACCTCAGGATATTTAGATGTTTGGTAAACTAAATTTCCATCAATTTTTATTTTAGGTATGTTTTGATATCTATTCATTATTCAGCTGAAGTGTCTAGGAAATTATAGTTACTATTTTCATTATTTAATCCATTAGCTAATGCTATATATCTTTCATCTCCGTAAGAGTTAGCTAATCCAGTATTATTAATTCCGGCAAATGTGTTATCTTGTAAAGAAGGAATAAAATTTTGGATTGGTGTAAATGAGAATCCTGTAACTCTAATAATGTGTGGTAATTCTTTTACTGTCCCATCTTCCGAACCGGGGGTTACACCTATTCCTATTTCCCAAGGTGTATCTTCTTGAATTTCATAAGATAAAGAAGTTATAAATCCTGGTTGTTCGTATAAGTAGCCACCAACTGTTAATTGAACTAAATTACCTTTCATATAACCATTAGACCCATAGTCTGGGGTTAAGGTTGAAGCTAGATAATTTAATTTTTTATACATTGGAATAAGTTCAGCTTTTGATTGGGCTGCAACTGTCCAAGATAATGAAATTTGACGAGTAAACCCACCATAAGTATAAAATTGTTCACCTCTACCTAAATAACTAATACCGTTCCATGTTGAACTGTATGAATCAGACATAGGTCCTAAAAGTGCTCTAAAGTGCATAAACGTTTTAAAATTAGGACTGTCGTTATCTATAACAGCAATTCTAAATTTAACTAAATCGTTTACAGGTTGTGAAGTATCTACATTTTCACTTCTGTAGATAGGTAATGCATTGATTTGGTCTAATGGTTTTGCAGTACCTGGTTGTGGGATACCGGCACCATTAGTATCTAAAACTCCTAAAGAATAGTTAGCATAACTTTTACCACCTCTTTGTCCGGGTTGTCCATAATTGGTTCTTAAATCAAGAGGTCCATTATTGTTAACATATCCTGGGGATAAAGATAAAGCACCTGCGTTTTCTGCAGTTTGTCTATCTTGACCTTGAATTTGTGTTCTTAATACAGCTCTAAAATCTTGAATTTTAGGTGATGCTAAAGAACCTTGTTTAGTTGGGCCTGGAAGGTTTTGAGAACCTCCATCAGGTAAAGGAGTTACTGTTGAATATGGAGTAGAAACTAAAACTGAACTATATGTCCAGGTATTCTGTTGTGTAGAGAATAAAGTAGGTTTTTTCTTTAATAAGGTTAAAGACGAATCAGACATATATCTTATACCTGTTCGTCCTACACCTAAAGTAGAACCTGGGCCTCCATTATAATCTAAAACATTTATACCATCATTAATTCTAAATCCTTCTCTTTGTAGTACTCTTTGTTGTGTATTAGCTGTTAATAAACTAACTAATCTATTATTTTCTTTAGATTCTTCAGGGCTATTTGGATTTGGTTTTACTTTATTAAAGTATAAGTTATTATTATAAGAATAAGCACCTGTTTCTGCAAAAGGATTTTCTCCTTGTTTATTTAAATGACCACCAAATGCTATTGCACCTGCTTGAGCTAATGTATTCAAAGGTGAATATACACCTTCATTTAAAATACCGCTAGTTTGTGTACGGGGAGCTGTACGAGATAATAATTGTTGTTTTGCAATAAAAAGTAATCCGTTTGGGGATTTAGTATCTGTAAACATTTTCCCCAAACGTTTAATATCAGTTGCGGAATCTGTTATAGCATTAATACCACCTCGTAAAATAAAATCTTCACGTGCTCCTAAATCATTAAAGCTTTCAGGGATAGGAGTTTGAATATAGGGTTGCCCACTATACCCTCCTCCAAGAGTATCCTTCCCGTATCTTAGGGATTTAAGATCAGTTTTTAGATTTATTAAAGGCATTATTTAGGAGGATTATCCAAATATTTTGGTGGAGTTTTTCCGTCTAAATCTAATTGTGATACCGCTAAACTTTTTTGGTATTGGGTCAGTCTGTCGTAAGCAAGAGGTGTTTTACCATCTAAATCCAATTGTGATGTAGCTAAACCTTTTTGGTATTGAGTAGCATTATCAAATGGTTGAGGATTTTTACCATCCCATTGAGTTAACTGTGAACCCTTTTTAAGTAAATCTAATAGTCCCATAGTTTTTTATTATAAATATTAAGTTATTGAACTCTATAAGTACTTACAGACATGGCTGTACCTACTTTAGTTCCATCTAAGTATATGTTTCCTCCTTGTTTTACAGTAGCTATAAGTTCGTCTAATTTAGCATAAAATTTGTCAAGAGGAATTACCGCTTCTGTTCCAGCTTCACCAACTATTGCTCTAGTTGGTCTAGTAACAATGCCTCCTGTAGCCATTGGTGTTTCACTAGAATCTATACTTGAAGATTTTTTAATATCTCTTGCGGCTAATGCTGTATCTATACCTATTGAAGCTGCTGTTCCGAATCCTGGAATAGTACCTGCTAATCCTGAAGCTACTTCACCTGCTGCTCCTAATATATCTCCATCAGCTAAACGACTTAAACCAAATCCAATACCTGCTAAAGCACCAATAATTGGGATTTTTTTAAGTACTGATTTGCCTAATGTTTTGGCTCCTACTTTTGCTGTAGTTTTTGCAGCGGTTGCTGTACCTGCTTTAACAGCGGATTGTGCCGCTGCTCCTGATACTGTTTTACCCGTTTCTTTCATAACAGCTTGAGTAACTTTTCCAGTTGCTTTTTCTCCAAATCCTAAAAATTTACCTATACCTTTAGCAAATTCAGCTATTTTTCCAAATTGAGAAAACATTTTAGCAACTTTACTAAATAAAACAACACCACCAACAATAGTTAATATTTTAGCTAATGAATCAGCATGTTCAACTATTTTTTGCATTAATGATTGCATATTAGGGAGAACTTTACTTGCTAAATTATCCATAGATTCAGCCATTTTTTGGCTAGCTTCTAATTGTAATTCAGCTAATGATCTATTTTCTCTTTGACGAATTAATTCATCTGAACCTAATTTATCTACTAGTTGTTTTCTTGCGGCTTCAGCTTCAGAAAATTTACCTTGTTTTCTAAGAGCTTCAATTGATTGCATTTCAGCTTCAACTTTAGCATCTCGTTCTTTAGCATCTTTAGCTCCTAATCTAGTAAGAGCTTCTTGTTCCATTAAAGAAGCAGCTAATTCTTCACGAGTCATTCCAACAGATTTAGCAATTGCTTCCTGTTGTAAACGATTCATTTTACCGAATTGTTCGGCATTACCTACGTTTTTAGCAATTTCTGCTGTTAACCCAGCTATATCATTGTTAAGAGCAAATCTTCTTGCTTCTTCTAAATTTAAATCTTTACCAGTAAGTAATTCAGCTTCTAATTCTCCTGCAATAGATTCTTCAAAATTAAGTAAACTACCAGCAATAGCATCTACTTTATTTAAATCTAAACCTAATCTTCTTGCTGCAGCACCAGCATCACCTAAACTTTTACCTTGTCCTTTAACACTAAGTAAAATAGCAGCATTAGCATTACCTACATCTTTTAAAACTTTTTTATAATCTACGGCCGCTTTGTTTCTATAATTACTAAATCTAACTTCACCTATTATATTTTGAGTAATAGATTTAGAACTTTGACCTATTGCTAAAGATAATGTTTCTAATTGTGATGCTTCATTAACGGCCAAACCTAATTGTTTGGTCATTGTAGCAAAGTTAACAGCATCTTCAGCACTAATAGCAGCTGTAGTTCCTAAAGTGTTAGCAAATTGTTCAAGAGCTGCTTGAGCGTCTTTACCTGTAATTCCGTTTACTGCAGCATCATTAAGACTCATAGCTAATTTACTAGCTTGGTCTCTACTCATGTTTAAATTACGAGCAGCTGATGTTGTTCTTTCATCTAAGTCAACAACTGCTTTAACAAAATTTCCTACTGCAAAAGCAGCTATTGCTTTTCCTGCTAATCCTGCTAATTCTTTTCCACCAGCTGCTAAAGCACTACCACCTTCGGAAGCAGCTTCACGAGCAGCATCTGATGCTCTTTGAAAATCACCTAAAACTTTACTTAATCCTGGGATTTGCTGAGTAAACTCAGCCATATCATCAAAGATTTTAGTTTGTTTGTTTAATTTTTCAAATTGGTCAGTAACTTTTCCAGCTGCTTTAGCTTGATCTCTTAATCTTTCAGCACCATCTTCATATCCTCTAGCTACACGATAAGCTTCTTTTGCTTGTTCTTTAGTAAAGTTTACAGCTTCTGCTCTTAAACGAGAAGCTTTAGCTTCTAATTTAGTAGCTTCTTCTTGAGCTTTACGGACTTTATCCTGGAATGTGGCTTGCTGTTTTTTGGATTTTAAGGTTTCAGAATCTACTTTAGCTAATGCATCACCTAATGATTTAGCAGCATTAAAACTTTCTTTGAAACCTGCAGTACTTTCTCCTGTTAGCTGACTAACTTTCTGAAGATTAGAATTGATGCTTTTTCCAATAGAATCTAAGTCATTTAACAGACCAATAGATTCTTGTCTAATCTTTTTGATTTCACCTTCGTTTAAGTCGCCTACTTTTTTTGCCATTAAGGAGATTATTTATTATAAATATTAAAAGGCGTCATTTTTTTGACGCCTTTGTAACATATGATGGAACATTTACTTTTTTATCAGTTCCCGCTGATTTCATCGCAGCAATTGATTGTTCTACTGTATTAGTATTGCTGTTAGTTTCCTCATAAAATTCTTTAATTCGTTTAAAAGTAAAGTTTCTTAACCAAATAGGCATGTTATAAACTGTATTCCAGTCATAACCTCCTTTACCAAAAAATACTATTTCATGGATTTGGTCGAATAAACTTACTCTATACTCAGGCGTCAGGCCAAAAAAAGTTAATCCCGATCGGTAGATCTACGTCCTCCTCTACGCCATCTGAATCGGTTAATACTACTTTTAAGTTTATGTCTGGGGATATTTCGTTATAATATGCTCTAAATGCTCTAGCATCTTTAGCTAAAAAATAATTATTAACGAAATCTCTAATATCTTTCTTTTCAGATGATCCATTAATTGAAGTTATAATGTGGCTAAGTCTTACAGTAACTTCGTTAGCATTATCTTTATTAATTTTCTTTAAACCTTTAATTTCATCTTCAATCTTAATTTCATCACCGTGATTAATCAATTTAAAAGTAACAACATTACCCGTTTCTGGTAAAGTAAAGCTAAATTCATTTTTACCACTATTTGTTACTTCAGAATGTAAAGGTTTATGTTCAAGAGTACTTAAGTCAACATTTTGTTTTTGACCATCATACATAAATTCATAGTTAGCTCCGTATGAAAGAATACGTGCTGCTATCATAATAGCATTTTTATCACCAACTAAAAGATCGTTGTAATTAATTTTACTAATAATTAAAGAACTAAGTAATTTATCAATTACTGTACCTTGTCTAATATAGTTTTGATTAGTAAGAATATCTTCTTCTTTTGCGGTCATGTATTTCATTTCCACTTTACCTTCACGAAGAAGATTTCCTTCAGGATATAACAAACCTTTTGAAGGTAATTCTACAACCTCCGTTGGTAACTTAAATTTATTTTCTTCCATAGATTATTTTTATAACTTTATTGTCGTATATAAATATATGAGAAAAAAAGAAGCTCGCGAAAAATCGCGAGCTCTTTTAAATTTATTTTTACTGATTAGAAGTTCAATACACAGTAGTCTGGTTGAACTGTCATAGTAATGTTTACAGCAGTGTTTTCAGTATCCCAGTTATAATCACCGAAGTTAGCTTCAGTAATAAGAGCACCTTTAATAATCCATTCTGATACGATATCGCCTACAGGTCCTAATACATCGAAAGTTAAATCTTTCTTGTAGAAATCACTGTAACCATCTCTACCAGTTACTGATTCATGGTGTAAACGTACCCATTCCATTACTGCCTGAGCACCTGAAGGAGTGATAGGATCAAACAATGTAAACTGAATAGGGCCCCAAGTTGTTTTACCTTTAACATAACGTTGTACGTTAATGTGGTTTAAAGCTACTGTACCTTGAGTTAGTGTTACAGCACCAACACCTTTAATTTCATAAGCAGGAATACCATCAATATACATGATGAATCGGTTTGCCTGTTTTGGTTCAAAGGCTGTGAAAAATATTTCGTTTGGATCTAATACTGCCATTTTATTTTATTTTGTTATAAATATTCAACTTTTAAAAAATTACGCTGGGAAAGTTGCTCCAGTAGGTAAGATGTTGAAATCCAAGTAAATGAATTCAGCAGTCTTAGTTGGTTGTAGATAAATCTGACCTACTAACTGGTTTCTATCAATTACGTCTGGAGTGTTGTTTGAACTGTCCATTACTACTTTAAACGCGTACAAACCTTGACGTTGTTGTACTGATTCTAAGTATGGGTTAACTTGACTTAAGAAGCTATTTCTTGTAGAGATAGTATTTTGTTCGAATACTAAGTTTTGAGCTACTTGAGAAATGTAAGACTTAAGAGCAATTAATAATCTACGAACGTTAACACGATCAAGTGCTGATGCAGTTGTTTGAAGTGTTTTCTGACCGTATACTACAGTACCAATACCAGGGAATGTAGCGATTGGGTTAACTTTGTTTAAGTATAAAGTATCGCGGTTAGCTTGAGATAATTTCTTTTCAGCTCTTACTACGCTACCTAATCCACCTCTGTTAATACCAGCAGGTGCGAACCATGGCTCACTTACTGAATCGTTATATGCATAAACACCACCAATCATAGTTGAAGCTGGTACCCATACTAATTGAGCTGAATCTGGATCGATTGTTTGAACCCAAGGCCAGTAAGCAGCAGCATATGAACTATTTTTAGCGTTTGCAGCAGATGTTGTAGCTGAAATACTTGAGCTATAAGGTACTAAATCATTTACGTAAATTGCATCACCTCTATTTTGAGTATTAGAGATAATTGTATTTACACCTGAAGCACCTAAAGGACCTTCTGAAGCAAATAAACCAGGAGTTAATAATACGTTGTATCTGTAATCATCAGCATTTGCCATCAAGTTAATCATGTTAGTGTAACTTGCTGTGTTCAAACCTTGAATGTTATTTACACCTGAAACAATGCTGTTATAGTATTTAGCACCTCCACCAACGAATAAAGCACCAGTAGCAGCACCGAATGATCCGGAAGCATTTACAGGGATTGAAGATGTGTATTGCGCTTTTGCTATACCAGTATTATCAAAATAGAATGGGGTTGGAGTTAATACTGAAGAAACGTAAACGTATCTTGAAGCATTAGAATAAGTACCAACTACTTCTACTTGGTTATCTACTGAGTTATATTGTTTATATTGGTCACCAATTACTTTAGATACGTAATTAGGAGCTGTTGGGTCCATTGATAAATTAGTCCAACTTTCTAATACAATAGGAGTATTAGCGTTATCATTACCCTGTCTAACTAATAAACTAAATGTACCTGATGCTGTATCAGAATTTGTAATTTGCCATCTAATATTATCAATAGAGCCAGAAATTAATGAACCACTTACGTCCATGCTACCCGTATTGTTCATGATAGCACCTTGTGAAATAGTTTTAAATACTAAAGCTTCTACAGATGCACTTGCATAAATAGGAGTACCTGAACCTGTAGCTGTTGTTGCGCTTGTGAATGAACCTGTTACTACTCTTGATACCAATAATGTTTGACCACCATTTGCAAAGTAATTGTAAGCTGCAATAGAGGTAAAATAAGTATAAACTTGGCTAGCACTTAAGAAAGTAGTACCAAATTTATTTTGATAATCGCTGTATGAAGTAACGATTGTAGGAACTTCAACCGGGCCTTTAACTGTTGGACCAATAAGTGAGGCCCCTACAGTAACTGGCTGCTGGGTAATAAATGACTGGTCGTTTTCAAGCGCTAAGACACCAGGAGATATTAATGTTTCTGCCATTGTTAGATGTTAATTAATGTTTTGTTATAAATATGTTAAGTCTTTTCAAAATATTACCTTGGGACTATTTCTCCCGTGGATAAATTTATGTTCGCATCACCATATTTTTGTTGTAACAAAGCACCAATTTCTAATTCGGCCTTTTTAATTTGTGATAACTCTTCGATTAGTTGTTCTTTTTGAAGTTCAAGATCTTGTATATTAATTTCAATCACTCCAAACTTTTCGATCAAATCTCCTCGTTTATTATTTAATTCTTGTAACTTAGATAACTCTTCTGGTGCTAGAACTTTATTTTCCATATTAATAAATATTAAGTATTCTATTAAGAGAATTAATTACTTGAGAGGATTCTATTGTTTTTGTGCATTCAAAATGTCGCGGAGTATCTTTATAATCTGGGCACCATTCCCAATCTCCTGGATCTAACCATTTGCGGTTAAAACATCCTTTACATGTTTTAGGATCTTCAGGGTAAACACGTTCGCATTCTTGAAATTCAGTGTATGGGTAACTAAATCCTGAAATCATAATTGTTGGTGTGTTTAAAGACCAAGATAACCAACTTAATCCACTACCTACTCCTATAAATGCTTTTGCATCACGGATATCGATCATTCTATCTTGTAATGGTAAATCTCCGGTTTTATTAATTACTCCAGTTAAAGTACCTCCTAATTTAGAATCATGCCATTCATCACCTAAAGGTTCTTGTGTAATCATTACAACTTTATAACCTTTATCATTCAAATAATCGATTACTGTTTGCCAACCACCTTTGTGATTCCAATACTTAGCGTGAGCCGAAGCATGTGGGGCTATTACAACATAATCACCTTCAATATCTGTTTTAGATTTTGGTGAATTTATAATAGGTTTAACTTCAGAATATTTTAACCCTAAAATTTCGCTTGCTGTTTGTTGTAAAGGATATTTTTTAAAATCAATTGGAATTTTATCAAACACAACTTTTTTACCATCGTAAAACCATCCAATACTATACATCGCATAAATGTTATCTACTTGAAATCCAGGTTTTACAAATTCAATATTAGGATAATTTCCTTCGAACCATTCATTGTGGAATGTTGAGCAAATTACCTCACACATAAATGTTTTTCTGAATTCTTCAATGTAAGGGAACCATGCTAAAGTATCACCCATCGCACCAGAATCAATGTGTATATAAACGCGTTTTCCTTTTGGATCCCAATTATGTTCAAATACTAAATCGCCGTTACTATAAACTTCTACACGCCAATTAACGCAGTATTTAATGTTAGTACGGGTCCACATATTATTATTAATCGTACTTTCGTGCATTACACGATTTGTTTTACGATTAATAAATTTTACATTATATTCTCCTTCTAAAGGACCTAAAACTTCTAAAAAGGCACCATTAACAAAATTAACATTAAAAGTATTTTGTGGTTTTTTACTTTCAATATTTAATATTTTTGTATTTGAATATTCTTTAATTAAAATATCTTTCATGTAATATTATTAATTCTTTAGAACGATTTAACCAAGATAATTCATTTGCTGTCTGTAATGCTCGTTGACGGTAATGACCATATTCATTAATTATTGTATCTAACCCACGCAACATTTCATTAAAATCTCTTGGTGCTCTCCATAACCCGTGGAATGTAGTATCTGTTTCTATCCAACCCAAAATAGGTAAACCACAAGCGGCAGCTTCTAACAAAGTTAAATTAGGGTGCCCAGCTTCTAATTCTGAGGGATGTAAAAATATAGTATATGAGGTATAAATTTGTCTTAGAGTTTCATTCGAAGGTTCATATATAATTGACAATTTTGGATAACCATATACCCATGAATTTTCTTCAAACCAATTTTCATTATTTTTAGGACCAACAATTGTAATAGGTAAATTACGGGCCATTGCTATTTTAACACCTAATTCAAATCCTTTTCTATCATATGAACCGTATCCACCTAAACCATTATTTGCTAACATTAATAAATTATGTGCTAATGGAGGTGTTTCGTTAGGATAAAATGTATCTGTATTTACACCATGTGAAAAATAATGTACATTTGGTAAATTAAAATATTCTACAAGATAACGAGCCGGTACCAATGAAAATACCGAACGCTCCATTGCTTGTCTGTTTTGTTTGTAAACATCTGAGTTTTTACCATAATGATAAGCATGATGATCATGGTGTTGAAATACATAAGGTATTCCTCGATCTGCTAATTCTAATGCTAGATTAGCAACGTGTACCATTACTAAATCATATTCACCTGATTGTACTTCACTAGCCCATTTAATATCTACCTCGTGACCTAATTGTTTAAGATTACAAGTAAATTCCCATACAATTTTTTCAACCGCACCCCATGCTGGAGGTGGGATTGGAATTCCGCAACCTGGGTTTACTTGGCAAATTTTCATTTTAGTGTTAAGAATCCGTTTTTATTTAGTTTATTATCGTAATAATCCTTATTTACTATAATCTGTTTACGTTCAACAAGTTTTTGATTATGCCTATCGTGAGCATGATAATATATTTTATATGTTTTTTCAGGATTAAAGAATACCTGTCTAAACCAAGATACTTTACCTAACACTTTTATCGTTTCATCAAATAACATTTGATCATCCTCGTATACAGAAATTTCAATATCTCTATTATCAACTGAATTAGCTATACTTAAAAATACTGCAAATTGATTATCATGATTTTTAACAGGTAATACTGAAAAATATTCTACTCTTGAATAATCTTTATGTTCAAAATTTTCACCTATTAATTTAGTAAAATTAGGTTCATCTTCCCAATATACCTGATCTTTGTTTTGGTTAAATGTATGGTATGTTAAATTTTCTAAACCATTAGATTCACTACCCCATTTTGTCATTAAACTATCGTACTCTTCTGAAGTAGATATTGATGGGAAATGGTCAAGATAGAATTTAGGTGTTGATGCTAAAAAGTAAGTAATTACTGTATTACCTTCTTGTTCTTTTTTAAAACCAACATATGCTTTTTTCTGGTCTAGGATTTGAGATATATCATCTAAAAATTTAGGGTTAGATAGATAATAATCATAATTTAAAAAGTATAATTTTTTAATACCTAAATCTTGAGCTAATGCAGCAGCATTATAATAATTTGTATAAACTGCTGGTCCATGATAAATGTCATTATCTTCTCCATTTAACAATAAATCTACTCTCCAATTACCAAAATCAAACCATGTGTATTGATAGTAAGTATGTTTTGTTAAAAGATTATTTTTATCATAAACATAATAATCAGCAAGTTCTTGTAACTTTTCCGAAACTGGGATGTGTGATGTTAATATAACCTTTCTACCAGATGATTGAATAGATTTGATACATTCCTCTGTAGTTTTAGAAATTGATTCTAACATTGGGTATGTTGAAATTACAACTGCTTCTTCTTCAATCTTAGGTTTATTTACATAATGTAAAGTAGATTCAATTAAACTTAAATTATAAGAAAAATCTGTAAAATCTAAGTAATTTACATTATAATCATCCCAATAATTAAGGTAAACTGGAAGATTATATATTAAAACTGGTATTTGGTATGAAACTGCCTCTCTAATTACTAAAGGCATTGTTTCTTTATCATTGTTTGTACCACGAGACGTAAATAAAAACAAATCCATTGCCTGATAGAAAGCATCTACATCTGTACGTTCATTCCACCAGGTTAAATTATTGGGTTTGTTATTCATTAACGGTTCCCAATAATGTTTAAAATTATCTGCTTGATTACCTACACAATGGAATTCATATTGGGACAATGCTTTAGCATATTCAAAAAATTCAGCCTGATTTTTACGTGGGGTAAATAGTCCAATATGTAAAATATGTTTTTTACTTGGGTCTAATCCTAATTTCTTTAATGCTTCTGTTCTATCAGGGCGTTCAACATATTCGATAGGGTAGTATACAACTACTTTAGGAATATCTATGTCTTTGTATTGTTGAACCTGCCATTCAGAGACAAACATGAACTTATCGGGAAAGAATTTCTTTTGAGTTGTATCGTAAGATGAATCGTGAGATGTTTCTACGATTTTATACTTTCTTTCCTTTGTATAAAGTTTTTTAGCAACCTCAAAGTCCATAAAGAATTCAGGAATTTCTTCTAAATGAACAATATCGGGTTGAACTTTATTTATAATATCGATAAGTTCGTGTTTATTTTCTCCTAAAGTAAAAAACTTGTCGGGGTCGACAAGCTTTACAATTTTATTACGAGTAACTACTAATACACCTCCTGTACAATCAACCCATTCAACCAAATAAATTTCATAACTATCTTTTAATAGTTCAATTTTTTTAGTTAAATACTGAGGTAATCCCCCAGTTGATAAATGAGGCGCTACATATAGTAGTTTCTCCATAACCTTTGTTAAGTAAAATTAGAATGAAGCTTTTTCTGTACCTTCAGTCTCGGCGGGAATAAATTCGCCGTTTTCAATGTTGATAGTACCAACACCGTACTTGTCAGAAAGGGTTTTACCTATTTCACTTTCTTCTTCTTTTAAATCATTGAAGAACTTAACAAGCTCAGTTTCTCTAGCTTCAAGTTGCAATTTAGCAATTCTAAGATTACCAAATTCAGCTACGATAGCATTGTTTTTCTGTTGGATTTCTTTAAGAGCGTCGATCTCTTTTTTGGTTAATTTTTTAATAGCCATAAATTTATTTTAATAACAGTTTGTGTCAATAAATATATAAAAAATATTTTAAATATCCAAGTTTAGAATATATAACCTGGAACAGCATATCTGTTTCCTGCATATATTATTTCAATCCATGAGTCTGGTTCTCCTAAAACGTTGTTTGGAGGAAGATTACTAAATACTAAATCTACCATGTTACCTCCTGCTGGTGGGTTAGCTGGGGGTTGAACTCCTGGAGTATCAATTTCTAAACGGTTAGTTTGTAAAATAGCTCCACTAACACCATCATTAACACGCATTAAATCTGAAGCGTTGTTAATTGTAACAAAGTCTACAGACTGTATTGTAGTTGCAGATACTGTATAAACTAAATAGTTTGGTTGGTTGTTAAATGTACCACCACTAATACCTGAGGTACCATTAAATGATAAACCTGAAGTACCTGCTGAACCGCTTGTACCTGAGGTACCACTTGCTGCTGATAAACCTGCAGCACCTGCAATACCTGAAGTACCTGAACTACCACTTGTACCTGCAGTACCTGATGTTCTTGAATTACCACTAGTTCCAGCTGTACCAGATGTATTTGAAGCACCTGAGGTACCTGCTGTTCCTGAAGTATTTGAAGCACCTGAAGTACCTGCTGTACCGCTTGTACCGCTTGTACCTGAAGTACCAGAAGCACCTGAACCTCCATCTACACCCGAAGTACCAGATGAACCTGAAGTACCGGCTGTACCGCTTGTTGCACTAGCACCACTAGTACCATTTGTACCTGAAGTATTACTTGCTCCTGAGTTACCAGCTGTACCTGAAGTACCTGAATTACCTGATGTACCGTTTGAACCTGCTGTGCCTGAAGTACCACTTGTTTGGGATATACCACTAGCACCTGCTAGACCTGAAGTACCAGAACTTCCGCTTGTACCTGAAGTACCGCTTGTTGCACTAGCTCCACTTGTACCATTTGTTCCGGAAGCACCTGAAGTGCCATTTGTTCCGTTTGTACCTGAGGCACCACTAGTACCATTAGTTCCATTTGTTTGAGAAGCACCTGATGTTCCAGCTGTACCACTTGTTTGTGAAGCACCTGAAGCACCGGCTGTACCTGAAGAACCACTTGTTCCAGAAGTACCAGAAGTTGCACTAGCTGCAGAAAAACCAGCAGCACCTGCTATACCTGAAGTGCCTGATGATCCACTTGTTCCACTTGTACCATTTGTACCTGAAGTACCAGATGCACCTGAAGTGCCACTTGTACCTGAAGCTCCTGAAGTTCCGCTTGTACCTGAAGTTCCTGAAGCACCGCTTGTACCATTTGTTCCGTTTGTACCTGAAGCACCGCTTGTACCATTTGTACCTGCCGTACTAGAAACACCTGAAGTTCCAGTTGTACCGTTTGTACCTGAAGCACCTGAAGTGCCATTTGTACCTGAAGTTGCTGCAGCTCCTGAAGTTCCATTTGAACCTGAAGTGCCTGATGTTCCGCTTGTGTTTGATATACCACTAGCACCTGCTAAACCTGAAGTACCTGATGAACCTGAAGTACCTGATGTTCCGCTTGTACCAGAAGATCCTGATGTACCTGAAGTTGCAGATACACCTGATGTTCCATTTGTTCCGTTTGTTCCAGAAGCACCTGAAGTTCCTGAAGAACCACTTACACCTGATGTACCTGAGGTACCATTTGTACCTGCGGTTCCGCTTGAACCACTTCTTCCTGAAGATCCTACTAAACCTGAAGTGCCTGAACTTCCACTTGAACCTGAAGTACCTGAAGTAGAGCTCTGACCGCTATTACCTGCGGCACCACTTGATGCATTACTACCACTTGAACCTGAAGTTCCGCTTGTACCTGAAGTACCTGATGCTCCTGAACCCCCATCTACACCTGAAGTACCTGAACTGCCTGAAGTACCACTTGTTCCGTTTGTACCACTAGTACCTGCAGTTCCTGAAGTTCCACTGGTTCCACTAGAACCTGATGTTCCAGATGAACCTGAAGTGCCTGAACTTCCGGCTACTCCAGAGGTACCGTTTGTGCCTGAACTACCTGAAGTACCAGATGTACCATTTGTACCTGAAGAACCAGCTGCTCCTGAAGTACCGTTTGTACCAGAAGAACCACTTGTTCCACTTGTTCCGCTTGTACCAGAAGATCCAGCATTACCTGATAAACCTGAAGTACCAGTTGAACCAGAACTTCCGCTTGTGCCTGAAGTTGCTGATTGACCGCTATTACCAGATGCACCACTTGAACCTGAAGATCCAGATGTACCTGAAGTACCATTTGTACCTGAAGTACCTGAAGTTCCACTTGTACCTGCTGAACCTGATGTACCTGCTGTACCTGAAGATCCAGATGTACCTGAAGTACCAGAAGTAGCACTTACTGCTGAAGCACCTGCTGCACCGGCAATACCTGAAGTACCTGAACTACCTGAAGTACCACTTGTACCACTAGTTCCTGCTGTACCGTTTGTACCAGAAGATCCGCTTGTACCTGAGGTACCGTTTGTACCTGAAGTTCCTGCAGCACCGCTTGTGCCTGAAGAACCGCTTGTACCTGAAGTACCTGAAGTGCCATTTGTACCTGATGTACCAGATGTACCTGCTGTACCAGAAGATGCTGCTAAACCTGAAGTACCAGTTGAACCTGAGCTTCCTGAAGTACCTGAAGTTGAACTTTGACCGCTATTACCGGCAGCACCATTTGATCCTGAGGATCCTGAAGTACCGCTTGTACCTGAAGTTGCTGAGGCACCTGAAGTACCATTTGTACCTGTTGAACCAGATGAACCTGAACTTCCACTAGTTCCACTTGAGTTAGATGTTCCAGATGAACCTGAAGTTCCTGAACTACCACTTGTTCCTGAAGAACCAGAAGTACCACTAGTTCCTGATGAACCGCTTGAACCACTTGTACCAGAAGAACCAGAAGTACCGCTTGTACCACTTGTATTTGATATACCACTAGCACCTGCTAGACCTGAGGTACCAGAACTACCTGAGCTTCCGCTTGTGCCTGAACTTCCAGAGGTACCTGCTGTACCTGAAGTTCCTGACGAACCTGATGTTCCTGAAGAATCTGATGTACCGCTAGTTCCTGCAGTACCATTTGTACCTGATGTACCTGAACTACCTGAAGTTCCTGCACTACCTGAAACACCAGATGTACCTGAAGTACCTGATGTACCAGAATTACCGGCTAAACCTGAAGTACCTGAGCTTCCACTTGAACCAGATGTTCCAGAAGTAGCAGATTGACCACTATTACCAGAGTTACCATTTGTTCCGTTTGAACCTGATGTACCTGAAGTGCCATTTGTGCCTGAAGATCCTGAAATACCAGATAAACCTGAAGTGCCTGTACTTCCACTTGAACCTGAAGTACCAGAAGTGGCGCTTTGACCACTATTACCGTTTGCACCAGATGAACCTGAACTACCTGATGAACCTGATGTTCCGCTTGTGCCTGAAGTTCCTGCTGAACCACTTGATCCAGATAAACCTGAAGTACCAGTTGAACCTGAACTTCCACTTGTACCTGAGGTTGCACTTTGTCCTGAGTTTCCGTTTACACCTGAAGAACCACTTGTTCCAGATGTACCTGAACTACCTGATGAACCTGAAGTACCACTTGAACCTACTAAACCTGAAGTACCTGAACTGCCTGAGCTACCGCTTGTACCTGAGGTTGCACTTTGACCACTATTTCCTGATACACCAGAAGATCCGTTTGATCCTGAACTTCCTGAGCTACCTGATGAACCTGAAGTACCTGACGAACCTACTAAACCTGAAGTACCTGTACTTCCACTTGAACCTGAAGTACCAGAAGTTGCACTTTGTCCTGAATTTCCAGCAATACCTGATGATCCATTTGAACCTGAGCTACCAGAAGATCCTGAAGTGCCTGAAGTGCCTGACGAACCTACTAAACCTGAAGTACCTGATGAACCTGATGAACCTGAAGTACCTGAAGTTGCACTTTGTCCTGAATTTCCAGCAATACCTGATGATCCATTCGAACCACTAGATCCTGATGAACCTGAAGTACCACTTGAACCTGATGAACCAGTTAAACCTGAGGTACCAGATGAACCTGAGCTACCGCTTGTGCCTGAAGTTGCTGATTGACCGCTGTTACCAGAAACACCATTTGAACCACTACTACCACTAGAACCAGATGAACCTGAACTACCAGAAGATGCCGCTAAACCTGAAGTACCTGTACTACCAGAAGAACCTGATGTTCCTGAGGTAGCACTTTGACCACTATTTCCTGCTATACCAGAAGATCCATTTGAACCTGAACTACCTGAAGAGCCAGATGTACCAGATGAACCAGACGATGAGGTTAAACCACTTGTACCAGAAGAACCTGATGTTCCACTTGTACCTGAAGTTGCAGATTGACCACTATTACCACCAGCACCCGCTGAACCAGATGAACCTGAAGATCCACTTGTACCTGCTGTACCTGAAGAACCAGCACTTGCTGAGCTACCAGAAGTACCGCTTGTACCTCCACTTGTACCTGAAGAACCTTCTATACCAGAACTACCTGAAGAACCAGATGATCCAGAAGATCCACTTGTGCCAGAAGTACCAGATGAGCTAGAAGTACCTGAGGTACCTGCTGTTGATCCTGAAGTACCTGAAGTACCATTTACACCTGAAGTACCATTTGTACCTGATTGTCCACTTGAACCTGTTATACCTGATGTACCAGAAGAACCTGAAGTACCGCTAGTACCTGATGTACCAGATGTACCTGTTGTACCACTTCCTCCGCCTCCTCCTTGAACTAACGATACAACACCCTCATCATCAATTGTTAAGACATATCCCTCCCATCCTTGTGTTACGATAGGTAAGTTATATTTGTTAAAGCCAAGTGATCTATCAAAGAAACCCCTACCTTGGTTTGGGTTGTCTAATCGATTATTACCACTGTACCTGTTTTCAGCCATGCCTTAAAAACGTTTCTTATAAATATTAAAACTTATATTGATAAAACTGTTAAGGCAGCTTATTTACAGTAGTTTCTGATATCAATACCTGAGTTGTGTTTGAGAATTTCGATATAGCTGTTACATCTTTCTGTAATGTGTCTGGAATGATGTAGCCGTTAATTCTTAAATCGAATGTACTTCTAATAATACGTTCGTCGTTGTTAGTTAGTTCGGTTTGAAAACCAAAAGAATCGATCATTGTTTTAAATTGGTATCTTTCAGGATTACCCCAGTATGCATCGGAAGCATATTCAATTGCCTCAACTATTTTGTTTAGTTGCTCAACATAGTACGTAAATGCCGCGCATGTATACGTTATAGTAACATAATCAGGCACAACTGTGGCGTAGTATTGAATTTCAGGAGTTCGGTTATTTAATACGTTAAATTGACTATATTCGTTTCGTGCGTCATAGCTTTTTTTAGAAACACTATAGTTGTTTGGGTTGTTAGCGTCTAACTTGTTTGTAATAGTTCTGTTTTTTGTAATATCTGTTCTTTTGAACATGATAAGAGGTGCCATAATTTTACCTTTTATATCTCGGTAAAATCCATCTCTTTGATATGATTTCCATTTTTCAGGAGAACCATAAATTACGGGAACAGGTAAACGTTCACCATTTTGCAATACTGAAGGTTTAATTACTTCATTAAAATAATAAAAAACGGCTTCATCAATGTCTTGAATACCAACGCTAAATGGTTTTACATCATCTCCTTTCCACGATACCTGTTGTGAGCGATTTGGCTTTAATCTATCGTTTGGATTTCCCCATTCAGGAGCAGTTGCCTTATGTTGAGATAAGCTTATCTCTTTTTGGGTTTTTGGAGTCGGTTTTCTAGTAGCCATTATATTCTTTGATTAACAATTCCAACACGATCAGCAGGTACATAGTGAGCATCACATATTACACTTACATTGTAACCAAACTCATTCAAATCAGTTTCTAATGGGTTAACATTATTAGCATCCGTATATGGATAAGCAGGATCTTTACCTACAAAGAATTGACTTGTGTTTACGTTGTCAATTTCCCAATATCCATTTTGGAACATTATAAAGTCACCTACCTCAGGTTGAACATTAGCGTCAACTAAATCATCTCGTAAGAATCTATATTGAACACTCCATTTAAAGTCAACACCAAAATCATCAACTGGGTTTTCAAAATTGCTGGTTTCGATTAAAGCATATATAAGTAAAGGTTGTTGAAATACTCTTCCCATATTTGCCTCACCATACATATTTGTTTTTGTTTCTGTAAGGTTTACTTTATAAAATACTACTTGTTGAGAAATAATGTTTTGCATCAACTCGCGGTTGATGTATCTAAACATTGAAATATCTCTAGCTTGTCCAAATAGTGCCATTATCCTATAAAGATTGTCATTGGTGATTGATTCAATTCATTTTGTCTTGCAGTAGATTCTGCTGATCTTCTTTCTAATAATGCTTGACGAGATGTTGAATCAAAATATTCTCTTAATCTTGTAATTAAATTTTCTTTTTCTGTAGTAGCAGCTGTAACTAATGTATCACCATTTAATGTTACTTCTGCCCCTGGAATTGGTATTGAAGAATATTTGTTACGAGTGTAACCTAACATTTCTTTAGATAATGCTAATGTGTATTCAAATATCCAAGATCTACCTACAGAGTTAATATCGTTATAGTTAGGGTTAGTGTATGGAACGTTTGAGGCGTTTGAAATTTTTCCTATACCATTTGTTACAGCTGAGTTTAATCTGTCTTCTACTTTAATAAAGTCGAATACTAAGATTTCACCATATCCTAAACCGTCTGCCCCATCAAAATCACCATCACCCATTCCAGTACCAGGTACTGGGAATACTGTAATAATATTATTTATAATATTAAAGGTATAGTTAGATAAAGTTACAGTGTTTTGCATTTCAATTGCTTGAAGATTCTGCATTGTGTAACTTGTAGGCATCATAAGATAGTTAGAGTATCCATATCCAAAGCCATAAACACCAGCTGCAGGAACACCTCCTAAACCAGCACCTCCACCTTGACCTAACATGTAGGGAGAATATAATTGGTTAATTGCTGGAGGTGGTTGATACCAAACGTTTTTAATTTCTATACCGCCTGAAATTCCATTTTCAATGGCCCATGCTTTTAGGTCATATTGTTGAACAGATGCTGTAAGCATTAATTGACCTTTAAGCCAAGTTACGTTACCACCAGCTCCTGCTTCCTCACCATACTGTTGAGACAGTCTAACAATGTTTGCCATTGAAGGTGTGATGATACTGTCGTTAACATCAATAGATTGTGTTACACCTTCTAAAGATAAATAGTTATCTCTTAATTGATATGCGTATAATTCGTTGCCGTAAACTGTAGTTGCTTCTTCAAAAGCAGTGTAAAAGTTTACAGCTTGCAGTTCTACGTTTTCGATAGGGTAACCTAAACGAATAGCACAGAACTTTGCTACTTTATCAGCATCAACTTGGAAATCATATTGATTATCGTAAAAACCAAAAGGCGTATCTCCAGGGAAAAATGATGATGAGCCAGGCCAAATAGGAACGTTTGCCATACTTTTTATTTATAAATATTAAAAAAGAAAGCAACTGTCCTACCCTATCTGTTCTACTTTGTATTGTCTTCCTGTTGGATCGTTAGCTTGCAATTCAGCAGCTTTTAATTCTGCTTCCTCTAAATTATCGTAATCGTAAATCGGATCGTCTGATTCTAGTTGTGCTACCCAAATATCATCTAAACCCGGAATAAACTGCATAAATATTCTGTAGATCATAATTAAACTTGATATGTTATATAACCAGAAAGTACACCTCCATTTACAGCATTGTATAAAGATCTACCATTTAACCCAAAACCATTAGCACCAGAATCATAATAATCTATAATAATTCTACTTTCACCACCAACAATATATCCTTTAACTTGAGTACCTGCTGCACCTGCACCTAATAAACCTCCTTCAGTGATTATTAAAGAGGAAAATACTCCAATACTTGAGTTTGAAGCATATGGTAAATCATCAATAGTTCCAGTACCTGTGTTTGCACTTAAAGTAATATCATTTACCTCAATATCAAACCAAGCGTGAACTACATTTCCAATACGAGTATAAAGTCCAACTGGATCAGTAGTGTAGTTTACAGTACCTAAATTATTATTAGTGGTATCAAGAGAAGGAGTCCAAACACCTTCTTCATAAAAATTTAAAGTAGTTTGTCCAAAATTAATTGATGAACCGGAAATTGCTCCGGATACATGAAGTTTAGTTCCGGGAGTTGCTGTTCCAACCCCTAAATTTCCTTTTCTAACTATAAAATCGTAATCTGTTGCCATAACTATGTTTTATTATAATGCTCTATATGCTGTTTTTACTTCCCAAGTTCCGCTTGAGATGTTTGCTGTTAATACTAAACTACCGGCTACAATAGATGTTGAGAAATCTACGGCCGCTGTAGTACCGATATCGGCTGTACTTGTGTCTGTGTATCGTGAGGTTGAATTGTTGTGTACTGCCATTACTGTTCCGGCTCTCATGTTTACTGAACCCGAGGCAACATAGTAATCAAAGAATGCTGCTTTAAAGGATGCTGTTGGAACAGAAGCAATGTTTGTGTTTGTGGTAAGTGAACCTGAGAAGGTTGTTGTTTCAATAGTTGTTGTACCTTGATTCTCTATTGCAATTGCGCCTGAGACTTGGAGTTTGTATGATGGTGAGGTTGTTCCAATACCTACGTTACCTGTTGCTCTTTTAAATGTTACTGCATCATTACTGATTCCATAAGAATAAAAAATTAAATCTCCATTCCCAGCACCGTTTGTTAATTGCCAATCATTAGCGTTATCTCTATTAAATAATATACCACCATCTTGACCGCTTTTCTTGTTTAAATATAAGTAATAATTAGCTGCTGCATTATTAGCATTAAGCTGAATGTTACCACCTTCAACACTTAATTTCTGGTTTGGGGTAGTAGTACCAATACCTACGTTACCACCTGTTAAAACAGTAAAATAAGAAGAAGGCCAATCACTAAAGGTTGATGGGGTATTTGATGCTCTGTATCCTATCATAAAAGCATCAGCAGTACCCCATTGTGAATTTCCTTGACCTATTTGCCAACTTGAAGTTGTTTGAGCTCCATAAAACAAAATAGAAGGTCTATCGTTAGTACCAGCATTATCTGTTTTAAATTCAGCTACAATTCCATAACTGTGATTTCCATTAACGTTAATAAAACTAGCTGCTGGGTAATAAACTCCTAATCCGTTAACTGAGTTTTGGAATACAGATAAACCTATATCATCAACCGCAGCACCTGATACGTGTAGTTTAGCTAGTGGAGTAGTAGTACCAATACCTACTTTACCTCCATAAGGTTGAAGTTGGATGTTACCGTCATTTCCTCCGTTATTAGTTTGAATTTGGTATTCACCGGCTCCTGCTTGACGGAAGTACATTAAATCAGATGTACTAGCACCCATAGTAAGCATGACTGAAGATCCTAATATTGATAGTTTAGCTGTACCTCCAGTTGTGAATGAACTAGTAATACCAATACCTACGTTACCCTCTATAATAGCTCCGTTTGAAGGAGGAGTAGTAGCTTGATAATTACTACCGATAGAAGCACCTCCTCGTACTAATAATCCAAAAGCACCAGTGTTAACAGGTACTGAACCTCTATCGTATCCGATCCATGTATTACCCTTACCGTCAACTCTTAATGGACCTACTGTTCCATCATAAGTAATATTAATTAAACTAGCATTAGTTGCATCAGTATCGGTATAGTCAAATCGACCTAGCTGCATACTAAATAAACCTGTAGTATCTACTGTGCCAGGACCATTGTTTGTTTGATCACTTATTAAAATAGCAGGTTGGCTAGTCCATGAACCTGGAGCTGCTCCAGTTCCATGTCTTAGTACTGCGATAGCATAGTCTGTATTATCAGATGTTGCTTGTTTACCAACTGTTAAAGTATAGGTTGGACTAGTAGTACCAATACCTATGTTACCTGAACCGGAAATAAATAAAGCTGAACTATTATTTGCTACAAAGTTTGCTACTGTAGCAGCTGAGCTAGTTAAGAATAATGTACCGTCAAACTGACCTATGCTACCGGGTCCAATTCTTACTTGACCTGGGTTTACTTGAAGAGTTTCAGAATCACTAGTTGTACCCGTTACTTTTAGAACTGTAGAATTAGTAAAACTACTATCAGTTTTAATCCATAAACCGTTTTTAGCTGTTCCTGTTCCAAGGTTTTCAATTACTGCTACATAATCTTCTACGGTATCAGAAACGTAAAGTTTATTTGATGGACTAGTAGTACCAATACCTACGCTACCAGCAAAATAGGAGGTTCCACCTGCAGAGTACAAAGCATAGTTTAGCGATGAGCCATTAGTTTGATTAGCAATGTATAATCCATAGTTGTTGACTATGCTTGCACCAGATAATATCTCATTGTTAGCGATATATACACCATAAGCGATGCTTGCAGCGTGCGATGCTTTGATACGAGCATTAGCAAGCAAACCATAGTTGGTTGTTCCGCTTAATTGTGGGTCTAATAACACCGCATACTGGTTACTACCAGTAGTTATATCACCCGCCACGAATATGCTGGCATAAGTTTGATCAGATGTGATTCCGACCATAAGTCGGCTAGCATTAAAAATGGTTGAGTTAAATCTAGAAGTTCCATTAACATAAAGCAGTTGACCAGCGTCCGTAGTAGTTCCAATAAGTACGTTACCGCCACTTGTGACGGTCAAGCGAGTATTGTCGCCACCGGTTTTAAGTCTTATACCGTGACTTGTGTTGGCATAAATGTCAAACATATTGTCTGTACCATCTAACCAAATTGCTGAATTTTGTGAACCGCTTTCTAAAAATGAAAC